CTGCACCCCGGTCACCGACAGGACGGGCCAGCGGGACAGGATCAGCCGCGCGTTCGTCGCCCTGGAGTTCCCCCAGTACGGCGTCGGATACGAGCCGCCCGAAGCAGGGCCTACGGTCATCCGGTAGTCGGGGCCGCGCAGCAGCTCGGTGTCTACCGTGGCGCGGAGGATCTGGTTCGTGTACGAATCACAGCGCGACGTAGCCCTGGCCGTCATATTCCACAGTTCGGCCATATTTTCGGCGGGGGTGACGTCATCGCCTGGCGGAATGGTGCCCCAGTCAATTCCGGTTTACTTTCGAGGCCCTCCGCTAATGTCGGCGCCGTAATAAGCGTGGTCGGACTGATGTACGGGGCTAGACCGAGGGGCAACGGCGTCGACATGGGGAGGGCCTCACCCCCCATCTCTATCCGCCGAGGATCTCCCCGGCCAGTAGTTGCTTGCGTTTCAGTGCGACAGGCGCGTTCGCGTAAAGCTCCCGGGCAAGCGGGACTGCCATCCGCGAACTCCCGAGAACCCACTGCCAGCAGGCCGCAGCATGCTTGATGCGGATCGCCTTGGCGCGCGAGCCGGTGATGCCTCGCGCCCATGTCGCGAACTCGTGAACACAGGCTTCGCTGCCGACGATGCTCATCTGCCAGCGACCGCAGGACCGGCAGATGCAACCGTCGCCGTCGAATAGCCCCCGCCAGTAGTGCGGCATCAGGTGCTCGGGGCCGTTCCATGGCTCGACCGTCGCGCTCTTGCGCGGGCCGATGCCGAGGTACCCGAGCGACTCGACCAGCCGCCAGGAATCAAGCGAGACGCCGACGCATCCGCGCCTGTTCCAGAGCGGCTTGTTTGAGCCCATCGCGTCAGCGAACATCTGGACCTGCTCGGCGTCGACCTCAGCCAGTTCCAGCCGTAGAGCGTAGGTCTTGGCGTTCTTGATGACCCCGCCGTCAGCCGTGAGGAATCCCAGCCAGTACGCCTGTTCCGGGGTGGTGATGTCCTCGAAGTAGGCGTGATTCAGGGTGTACTTCCGACTGCCCTCACGACCGCCCGGCAGGACGATGCTCGGATCGCCGTGCTTGTTCCAGCGCTGCCAGCACTTGGAACAGAGGCCGCGGGCTACGGCCGGCTCTCCGCATTCAGTGCACGGGGCGCCGGCATTCTCCCGGTCAATCAGCGAGATCGACGGATCGCCATGCCTCGCGAAGCGGGCGTAGTGCTTGCCGCAGTAACCCTTGGCACCTTTACGTCCGACAGGCTCGCCGCAGTAGGAGCAAGTCTTTGGCGCTCGCTTGTCGGGAACGCCGTTCCGGCGGTAGCGCATGTAGCACGTCGGACAGTATCCCTTGGCACCGTGAGGACCTACGGGCTTGCCGCAGTAAGAGCAGGATTTCTCCATGCCTCAAGTATAGCGCACGGCGCATCGCATGGTGTATCGTCTAGTGCATGGACACGATCACCGAACGCGACGCCCTGCGCGCCGCCCTGCGGCTCTGGGGCAAGCACCGGCACAACCTTGAGGACCGCCGTGACCCGCTAGTAAGGAAGGCCCTCGCGGCGGGCATCTCCAAGGAGGAGATCCACCAGTCCACGGGACTGGGGCGTACCACCATCGACCGGATCCAGAAGGACAGTCAGTGATGAGGGACGTAGTGACAGAAACCCAGATGGAGCGGTGGCGGCGCTACCTGGCGGCCGACGGGATACCTACCTGCCGGATGGCGTGGATGGATGCGGCCGACTCGCCGTTTGAGTCCAGGGCCGTGCCTGAGGTCATGGGGATGTACCGATCTCCGATCGGGCATCAGCGCGGTACCTACTTCAAGACCAGCAAGACGTACTACGACCCAGCCATCTGGCCCGAACCGATGCAGGTATGGCGATGGGGCGGCCGGGACTGGGATGACATTCTCAGCGGCGCGTGGGACGGCTGCATCTGACCGCCCTCATCGTGGTGGTGCCTTCACGCCGGCGGCCTTGGCGCATTTGGTGCAGACCGGTTCGCCGTCAACCCAGAGCAGGTGCTTCTCGCATACGCCGTCGCCGCAGGTGGCGCATTGGGCGGCGGGTGCTGATGCGCGGGCGGCGCGGCCTCGTTTCGGCCCGCCGCATCGCGGGCACAGCCCGGCCGCCCGACTCACATACCCCTATGCAAGACCCGTGCGCCGGCCGCGCTTCGCCTGCTGAAGCAACTTGGCTTGGATTTCGCTGACGAGTTGCTTTATCTGCGCTGACGAAAGGTTCAGTGGTTCGGGGTCAAGACCCGCCAGGTTCCCGCCGTCCGGCGGCTCGCGCTCGGGCCAATGCCAGGAGCCGCCCTCGTGGCCGTCCTCATCCTGCCGGACATTGCGGTTGAAGAACATGCCGGTCGGGTTGAGCGCGCACAGGCCGACGACCCAGACGCCCTCGTAGCCGTTCGGGCAGCCGTCCAGCGGCTCCATCGAGCGAGGAAGGTGCCCGGGAACCTCGGTGATGACAGCAGCGCGGCACTCGCTCTTGTACTCGCCGCCCGGCGTGCCGTAGCTGACGTAGTGGACGATGCGGCCGACGGACGGCTTCACGCAGCGGCCTGGAGGCGGCCAATGAGGTCGTCCTTGGAGCCCCTGTCCGGCAGGCCGCGGTCCCGGGCCATCTTCCGGAGCGACTGGACGTGCAGCCGCCCCAGGTCCACCGGGGCAGGCTCGTCAGGCTCGGGGGGTGCGATGGCGCTGCGGGCGGCCATGGACACGCCGCACTCCCCGCAGAATTTCAGGCCCGCGGCGTTGTCGTGGCCGTTGGCGCACAGGACAGTGCCGTTCAGGACGCCCGCCGGGAGTTCCCGCTCGAGCAGGTACAGGGCTTCGGCGGGGACGTTGATGCCGGTGGAGCGGATCGCGGCGAGGGCCTGGAGCATCTCGATCTGCATCCGGCCCCGCTCGGTGCGGACGGCGTTGGTGCGTTCCTCGTCCGGGGTGAGCGGGATGGTGTCCGGGGTGGAGGACCACATGGGGTCGGCGTCGGCGACGCGTTCCTGGCGGACGGCCTGGCCGGTGGTCTTGTCGATCTGGTAGCGGAGGATCTTCTGCTTGCGCTCGCCGCGCAGGTAAGGCTCGCAGTGGTCCGGGCAGTCCAGCTTGAAGATCTTGGCGGGGGCGCCGTTGATCACGGGTCGGCTGTGGCTGTGGCCGCAACCTCCGCTAGCAACAGGCACAGTGATGCTGGCCACATCACTGCGGGCATAGAGCGTCACAGGGTTTCCTTTCTGGTGCTGGCATGATGTGCGGGTGAGTAATAAGGCCACGTGCCCGGCGTGCAAGGCGCACCTGTCGGCGATCTGGGACATCCTGCATCCGGACTGGCATGACGGGGACAAGTGCTGCCCGTCATGCGGCTTGCCCGGATCGGCCATACGGGAGGTCGAGGCTGCCCGCAAGGCCCGCGCCGACGCGGAACTGACCGCCAGGCTAGAGGAAGCCGTCATCCGTGCAGGGAAGGCCGAGGCCGAGGTCAAGAAGCTACGTGACCGCCTGTACCGGATCGGGCAGGTGTTCTCAGGCTGGGATGACTGGAAAGACTCGTCGTGGGAGGACTGGGATCAGGGCACGTAAGGCCCGGCCGGCAGGTCCCGGTTCATCTCGGACTCGGGGACCGTCTCCCCGCCGCAAGACGGGCAGTTCTTCGTCCACGAGTGAAAGACGGTGTTGTTCGGGCAGGCCGGGCACCAGCGGCCTTCGGGTCCGCTGCGGACGAAGAACTTCTCCGGCCCGGCGTCCACCAGCCCGGCGGAGGCGTAGTCCTGGTTCTTCAGCTTCTTCAGCGCCATCCGCCCCGCAGGGTCGGTGTCGTCGATGTTGACGAAGGACCCCGCGCCACGCTCGCCCATCAGCTTGTAGTTGCCGTCCGCGAACCCGGCGCACCCGGGGGGAAGTTGCACGCGCGGCACTGATACCTCACTTGTCCGAGGAGACGACGTAATGGATCGCCACGGTGGTCGTCGTGTTGCCGGTGGTGGCGTAGAGTTGCTGTCCCGCCGATCCGGGGAACCCCTGGAACGTGACCGGGTACGTGGGCACCGACATGCCGTTGGTCGTGGAGACCGCGGTGGACATCCCGGTGTAGACGACCCCGGTGGCGACGTACATGGTGACGGCTACCGGGCCGGGGGGGATGGTGAAGATGGGGACCGTGCCGGAGACGGACCACTGGCCCATGTTCAGTGACATCGGTCCTCCTTGTGGGACGATGGCCGCCTATGAGCAGCGAAGAGGAGCCCGTGGCGTGGCTGCGGAAGAGGATCCGGGAGCGGCTTTACCTAGCGCAGCATGCGATCGAGTTGGGTAACGCCGCCGTGTGGACGGAACTGTCCAGCGGGGTCCTGATGACCATCGCCCCGGATGCCCCGCAGGACAACTGGGATGGCGTGTGGGCGATGGGCGACTCATCGCTGACAAGGCTGATGGAGGCGAACGACCCGCAGGACACGATTGTCCGGTGCGAGGCGGAACTGGCCATCCTGGACATCTGCGAGGAGACCATCAGCGACAGCGCGAACTTCACGTTCCTGGAAAAGAAGCGTGCCGAGGATGCCCGGCAGATCGTCCGCCTGCTAGCCGGCGGATACAGGCACCGGCCCGGCTTCCCTGCCGCCTTCGCCACCTGAAATCCGGCTCAAAACCCAGCGGACGTCCGGCGAGAACTTCCGCCGCAGCACCGCCACGTCGTTAGCCAGCTGCAGCGCCCGCCACTGCTGGAACGCCTGGAGGTCGGATGCCCCGAACGTGTCCTCGGCCTCCCGGTACACCGCGTCATGCTCCACGTCCGGGGTGATGGAGTAGTGGAGGTGCTCGATGACGGCTTCGGGGCAGATGCGGATCAGCCCGGCACGTTTCCCGAGCTCGGCGATGCTGTTGTCGGCGTAGTACATGTTGACGTGGGGCGGGAAGAACCAGCCGAGCGCCTTGACCAGGCCCGATGAGGCGAGCCAGATTTCGGGGACGTCTCTGCGGCGTACCGTGTCGGGGTAGATCCAGCCGTGGCCGCCGAGGTCTTCCAGTGCGGCGAGCAGGAGCCGGTCCCAGCCGTCCGTCTTGAACACGTGATCGTCGCCCGTCCACATCAGGGCCGGGTAGGTGTCCTGCATCGCGGCAGCCGTCTGGTTCAGCTTTTCCCGCAGGGTGCCGCGCGGCGACAGGACGCCATGCAGGGCATCGCCCCATTCGACGCCTTCGTAGGTGGCTTCGTCGTCGTCATCGACGATGAACGCGATGTCGGTCCCCGGGCTGGCGGTCTCCCGGAATGACTTGAGCAGCCGCTCGCAGTTCGCCCTCCGCCCTCGCGTGGGCACCATCACGAGCAGGTCGGTCATCCGCGGTCCCTTTTCATCGTCAGCTTGTACCCGGCGCCCTTGGCGTCCAGGAGTTTCTTCACGGTGGTGACGTCGGCGTGCATCTGGCTGGCCCGCCATGCCTGGAATGCGCGTTCGTCGTGCGGGCCGAACTGCTCGCACTGCTGGTAGATCGCGTCGTACTCGGTGGGCTTGTGAACCGAGTAATGCCTATGTTCGATTACGGCGTCGGGGCAGAACTTGAGGCAGCCTGCCCGGCGCCCGATCTCTGCCCAGGTGTTGTCGGTCCAGTAATGCTTGAGCACGGGGTTGGCGAACCAGCCGAGCGCCAGCGTGATGTCCGTCGAGGTCATCCACTGCTCAGGGACATCGCGGCGGCGATGGTTCTCCGGGTAGACGATGCCCGTGCCGCCCATGTCTTCCAGCGCGCCCATCATGATCCGGTCCCATGAAGGGGTCTGGAACACGCAGTCGTCCCCGATGGCGAACAGTGCCTTGTACCCGGCCGCCACCTCGAGCGCGACTTTGTTGATCTTCGGGACGTACGGCATCCACTCGTCCATGACCCGGGTGCGGACGCCTTGCGGCCAGTCGATGCCGTCGTAGGAGGGGTCGTCGGCGTCGGAGATGATCAGCAGTTCCGCGTCACGGGCGGTCGCGGCGAACGAGGCGGCGCACTGGATGGCGTTCTCCCGGCGGTGCCGGACTGGCAGCAGGACCAGCAGGTCGCTCACCGGCCGGCCCAGATCAGCCCGGTGCCGATGACATCCGTGCCGCCGCTCGCCAGGGGAGGGTGCGGGTTCACGATCTCCATGTGCCGCCGGCCCTGGCACGCCTTCTCGTACACGTCCCGGACTCCGGGGAATGCGGGGTGGCGGATGTCGTGGAACCCGATGATCCGCGCCCGTGCTGTCATGGCCAGGCGGAAGTCGTTTTCCGCGCCGCCGGCGGAGTGGTCCCCGTCGATGAAGAAGAAGTCCGGCGCCCGCCCGGCCAGGGCAGCCTCTAGTTCCTGCTGGGTGGCGGGCTGGGTGCTGTCGCCCCAGATCATGTCCGCGCCGTGCGGGTTCAGGTCGGGGCGGGTTTCCTCAAGGGTGACCCCGATGACGTGCGCCCCGGTGGACGCCCACGCGTACAGGGACCCGCCGGCCCATGACCCGATCTCCACGATCAACTGCGGTCGGGTGGCGGCGAGGATGTGCAGGACGGTGCCGAGTTCCCACGGGTCCTGCCGTGCCCCGTGGCCGGTCACGGCCCGTGCCGCGGTGTCCTGCGGGGATGTCACAGCCGGCTCGCCTCAGCGGCGATGTAGTCGTCCAGGCGGACGGCGGGGACGTAGAAGCGGTGGAGGCGCGTGGTGTCGGCGACGAGGCGGGGCACTCCGGCGGGCAGGCCCGTGTTGACCTTGACCTGCGGGGAGTAGCCGTGGGCGGTGGCGATCATCCCGGCGAGGTCGAGCAGCGACGTGCCGATCCCCGTGCCGAGGTTCACCGGCCCGTCGATCCCCTGCTCCGCCATAGCCGCGACCGCGCCGCACACGTCGGTGACGTGGATGAAGTCGCGGACCTGGGTGGCGTCGCCCCAGATCTCGAACGGGTCGGCCCGCTGCTGCGCCTGCCGGGCGAACCCGCGGACGGCGAACCCTTCCGCCATCCCCGGGCCGTACACGCTGAACGGCCGGACGATGCTGACGCTCAGCCCGTCGTGCCGGGCGGTGTTCGCGAGGAACTCCCCGGTCAGCTTCGTCCACCCGTACAGTTCGTCCGGCATCATCCCGGGTGCAGGCGGCCAGGTGATGTCATCCTCGCGGAGATCCCGCCCGGCCTTCGCGAGGCGCACCGGGTAGGCGCAGGAGGAGGAGAAGTACACCACCCGCCCCGGCCGGGTCCTGCGCGCCCAGGCGAACAGCGCGGCGTCGATCTCGAGGTTCTGCGCGTGGTCAAGGGGGGAGCCGATGACGACCCGCCGGCCGCCCACGACAGCAGCAGCGTGGACCGCCAGGTCGAAATGGGCGCAGCAGTCATCGCGGAAGAAATCCCTGGCATCCTCGGGATACCGGGCGCGGATATCAATGCCCGTGACGTCATGGCCGGCCTGGGTGAACGAGCGGGCGAGGTGTCCTCCGATGAAGCCGGAACTCCCGGTGACCAGCACCTTCAATTCGCGCCTGCTTTCCCGGTGATCTTCCTCGCCGCGTTCAGTCCTTGCATGATGGCCTGGTCCATGTCGATGTACGCGTAGGTGGCCAGCCGCCCGGCCAGCACCGCGTTCGGCACCTGCTTGCGCACCTGGGCGGCGAGGTCCCGGTGCCGGGCCCGGTTCTCCCCCGCCAGGTCATCCACCGGATAGTGCCGCGCTGGTGCCCCCGGGTACTCCCGGCCGGTCACCGACCCGCAGGCGGCTACCTTCAAGCTCATCTGCCGGGTCTCGACCATCCGGGTGAACGGGACATCGGGATCCGGGTAGTTGACGACCGCCGCCGGCAGCGGGTCCCCCGCCGGGTCACGGTAGGTGAACTCGGTCCTGACACCCCGCCACGGCAGCGGATCCGCCCCGAGGAACTCATCCAGCGGCGCGGTGATCACGTACGCGTCGGCCAGGGGCAGGCTGTGCACGCTGACCCTGCACCCGAGCTCCACCTCCGCGCCCTTCAGGAGGTTCTCCACGAGGGTGTGCCAGCCGCCCTCGCACCACCCCTGCCAGGGGTCGCGGAACATCCGCCGGTCCCCGTCGCGCCGCAGGTCCAGCCGTTTCGGCGCGAAACCCGCGGACAGCAGGCGGGGTTCGCATCCCCACTGCTTGACGGTGTACCCGTAGCAGCACCACTCGTACAGCGTCCGCCCCATGATCCCGGTCGCGTACGCCTCGAAACTCGCCCGGGACGGCTTGGCTGGCAACCCGTCCAGTTCGTCCCTGATGCGCGGCCATTCCGGGAGCGCCTCGAGTTCGCCTCGTTGCAGCGGCCACGTCAGGTGGTGCCGTTCCGGGCCGGCGACGGTGATGACGTGGTGCTCGTAGGAGTTCAGGTCGCAGTTAGCGTCGACCAGCCCGAACGCTTCCCCGTTGCCCGTGTGGAAGATGTGCGGGCCGTGCGGCTCATACGGCACACCGTTCAGGAACTCCCCTTTGAGTTGGCCGCCGGCGTGCGGGAGCGCCTCGAAGACAACCGCACGCCACCCCGCCCGGACCAGATGCCACGCCGCCGCCGCCCCGGTGACACCCGCGCCGACGACGACGCAGGTCCGCCCGGTCAGATGCCGGCCGCGACCGGGAACGCCGCCGCCGCCACCGGGGGCAGGCCCGTGCCGCCCTGCACCTTCAGCACACCCGGCGTCGTCACCACCGAGTACAGCACCTCAGACGCCGCATGGTCGAACAGCGCCCCGGTCCCGGTCGTGATCGTCGTCGTGCTGGCGGACGTGGCGACCTTCAGGACCTCCGCGCCCGTCCCGGTGCCGATCACGAAGTACGTCCCGACCGGGATGTTCGGCATCCCGCCCGACGCGACCGTCCACGACGTGGTACCCACCGTCGCAGCCGACGCGGAGGCGGTGGCCGCCGCGGTACCCGCCGACCAGTTCGAGCACGTGAAAACCGTCCCCGAAGCCGGAGACAACTCGATCTTCGCGTTCGGCGGCAGCGGGATACCCGTGTTCGGGGTGCACGCCGACAGGCCGACGAACAGCGTCTGCGACGGCGACTCGTTCTTCAGGATGCACGCCGGGTACACCCCGGTCCCCGTCGGCGCGATGAACGCCGCAGTCGGCAGCGGGATGGTGTTCAGAAAGGACACGACGGCCCTCCTCTCTCCGTTGCTGGCAGGGTCAGACGACGGAGACGACCGAAGCCCACCCGAGGCTGATGTTCAGCCCGCCCGCCGGCGACGCCGCGGCGAACCCGTACAGGACCGTGGAGTTCGGCACCTGCCCCTGCAGGAACAGCTGCTGCCCCGTCGGCACCGCGAAACTGACCGTGGTCGACGCGGAAGTCACCCCGGTGCCAGCGCTGATGAAGCAGGTGGAAGCGCCGCCGTTGGTCACGACGAGATCCCGCTGGTATGCCGTGGACGAGGTGGTGTACAGCGCCGTGCTGGTGGTAGCAGCGGCGGTAACAGCGGTGAAGTACGTCGCCGCAATGGCCACACGAGTCTCCTTCTGGAGTGTTGTGAGTGGTGAGACAGTGCGGCCAAGCCGCCGCTATTCAGTTGTCAGCACCCGACGGCGTTCTGGTTCCCCACAGCCGTCGTCGTGCCCGTCCACTTGAAATACCAGCCCGCAGGCAGCCGGAACGACCACAGCACCCCCGCGGACACCGACCCCGACGTCACGATGGTCACGTCACTGGCGGCGTTCGTGTGCCCCATCGTGAGGCTCGTCGCCGTCCCGCCCGTCGTCACCTGGAGGTACACCGTGTAATCCCGGGTGGTGTCGGTGAGCTGGAGGGCTACCCCGCTGGTCGCGCCCAGGGTGGTCAGCACCGGGGCCGACCCCGCCGTATCCGTCCCCGCGTTGAGGGTGAGCAGCCCCGACAGGGTGCCGCCGGTCAGGGGCAGCGCCAGCGCCGCAGCCGACGTCCACGCCCCCGGGACCCCCGCCGTCGTGCAGATCCACGCCACGCCGGTCCGGTCGATCACGAGGTCGCCGATCTCGAACGCGCCGAACGTGGGGGCACCCGAAGCGGTGGCCCCTACGAACCGGGCGGGCAGGCCGGCGCCTTCTTTGCCGTTCGTGGCGAAGACAGTAGGGGAAGCGACCACACATCACCCTTCCGGCGCGTACTGCATTCAGTTGTGGCAGGAGGCCCGGACAGTTGCCCGTCCGGGCCTCCTTAGTGACCTACATGTGTGAAGCGAACGTCACGAGTCGTTGCTGTTACCTCCCGCCACGGGGGCGGGCGGGCCAGTCGTTTCCGCTGGCCTCTGCACCTTCGCTGGTTGGTGCAGGCCGGACCGTCTCATGGTCTGCGGCCGGCCGCTCATGATGCCTTGAGCGTCCGTCCATGACAGACCCAGCACATACGGTCTCTACACCACGGCAGGCATCGCCGTGGCTCGGGATTCCCCTGTTGACAGCCGGGGTTCCCCGAACAGTGCCGTTATTCACCTGCGGATCGCTCCGCAGGGCCGCCTCAGTTAACTGACGGCGTGACGTCGCTGACCTGGAGTCCCTGGAGGATGCCCGAGTAGAACGGGGCGTGAGCCACCAGGGTGCCCAGCAGGAAGCATTTCTGTTACCCCGCTGGCCGCAGCCAGCGCGACCGCATCATTTCTGTGCGGTTCTGCACCTTCGCTGGTTGGTGCAGATCGGACTGTCCCACGATCTCCGGCCGCCACCCGATAATGCCCTCGGGTTGCTTCCATGACAGAGATCCAGACCCATGCAGTCTCTACACGCCGACGGGCATCGTCAGCGCTCGGGATTACCCTCTTGAACAGCCGGGCTTCCCCGATCGGGGTCCGTTTTCCACGGCAGGTCACCCTGCCGCGCCACCTAGTTAAGGCTGATGGAGTAGCGGAAGGTTGCGTCGATCACTGGCCAGGCAACGCTGCATCCTGTTACCTCTCGCCGCCATCAGGCAGCGAGCGGGACGGTCATTTCTGCCGTCCTCCTGCGGTTTACCATCCCGCAGGACCGGACTGTCTCTCGCTCTGCTGGCCCTCGCTGCGCAATGCCCCGCAGCGGGGTTCGTGACACAGAGCCCGCACGTACAGTCTCTACGCACCTCAGGGCATCTGAGGTGACCGGGATTTGCCTGGACTGGCGGCATTCCCCGGGCAGTGCGGATCCCATCGGCAGGTCACCCTGCCGTGGCGCCAAATTGACGTAATCCTGGACGCAGGTCATCTCCCACGCGTTGTCCACGTGGCTCCACGTCTGCGGGAGCTGGTACGACATCAGCAGCGCGGTGCCCTGCGACATCCAGGGGTGCACCGTCAGCTTCAGCGTGGACCTGGTGACCGGGTTGACGAACTCGGCCACCGCCGCGCCGGCGCGGACGCCGGACAGCTGGTCCTGGGAGATGTTGAGGAGGTAATTCAATCCCGCACCCTGGGAAAGAATGTCGTTCGCCAAGCGCATAAGGTCGCCACCATCAGCGACGATTTCGCTCGGGTCCGCCCTGTAAACGCCGGGCGTGACATTATTCATGCCATTATTCTCCCACAAGCCGTCGAGGGCTGTGAAAATGGCATTCGTCGACAAATGGGTGCCGACGTTCTGGTTGATGTAGCCGCCCTTCCACACGTTCTGCGACTCGAACCCCACCTGCGAGTAGGGGCCCGTGCCGGTGCAGGACAGCCCGGACAGGGTGGGGATGAGCCCCTCCAGCCGGTTGTTCCCGCCCGTCCCGCTGTCGGAGGTCGGCGCCGTGCCGTTCGTGCTGGTGGCCACGGCACCCTGGAGGGTGTACTTCACCCCGCCGGCCGCGTTCGAGGACTGCTTGCCCGTGTACGTGGTGCCGGACTGGACCGACGTGCCCACGTGCAGGTACGCGTTCGTCCCCGCAGTCGCGTTGGTGGAGACGTAGATGTTGTACTGCTGCGCCCCCGGGATCGCGGTCCACGTCAGGTCCACGACGTTACCGGAAGTCAGCGGGGTGTCCGCGGTGGCCGTCCCTGCCGCGGTCTCGCCGAAGTAGTTCAGCGCCGTGATCAGGACGGAGAAGTGGGTGCCGCCGCCCGTGATGGCGGTCTCGTTCGAGCCGGCCACACGCTGGGTGATGGTCGGCGCGGCCGGGACCGCAAGGTTCTGCGACGAGCCGGCGATGAGCTGGTATTCCTCTAGTTGCTCCCTGCGCTCTCGCGCGGGCTGGACTCTATCTTCGCCGCTGGTTGCGGTGCCGCGTGCATAGTCTCTGAACCATCGGGTCGGCCGCTGGCTGCGACCAGGCCCGCTCGGCTGCTGATTGGCCCTCGGCTGCCAGGCTTCTCAAGCCATCGCGCTCAGCCTTTCGGCTCACGCTGTGGCGCTGGCAGGTGACTCGGCTGTTCCAGCAATTCTCGCGGTTTAGGCTCGGCAAGGATTCACCAACCGAGCATCATTTCCTGCAGCAGGACCAGGTTGGCCAGCGCTGACAGGTCCTCGAAGCCCTGACCCTCGAACTGGGCGAGCCAGCTGAGGGATTCGGACAGTCCGAAGAAGCGGTACTTGTTGTTACTCGCCGCTCAAAACAGAGTGGCGGGGGCGGTCGTTTCCGCCGCCCTCTGCGCGTCTCCGCGCAGGTCGGACTCTACCTTGGTCTGGTGGTTGCGCCGGTTGGCGGCGCCGATCTTTGCGCGCTGCTCGGCAGGCATCGGGCCGAGCTTGACCCCGGCCTTGCCCTTGCCGTAGCACTTCTTGCTGCAGTAGACGTGCTTGCCTGTCCGGTGCTTCGGCTGAGCAAGGAACGTCTTCCCGCACGACGGGTTTTCGCAGGTGTACTCCTGTTTGCCGCCCTTCCAGAGCGGGTGGAGTTCGCCTGAGAACCGGGTGCGGATCTCATAGACCGGATCCTGATCGGGCACCAGCCCGCAGGTGTCGATCACGCGCTGGACGCAGGCAACGGCGTCGGTGTTGATCTCGCTGCCGGTGAACCGGAAGACCCGGTAGCCGGCAGTGGTGAGTTCGGCGTCGCGCAGTGCGTCCTTGGCTTTCTGGAGGCGCAGCGTATGCTGCGCTCCGTCTGCCTCTATGACGATGGGAGCCTGATGAAGCTCGATGTCCACCAGGTAACGCTCTAGCAGGATGGATTGCGTGGTGAAGCCGATCCCGGCCGCCTTGAGCGCGTCGTGCATGCGCTGTTCGATGGCCGTGTTGGTCGCTGGCCCGCGCATGGTCGGCAGGCGCTTCAAGAGCGCCTCGCGTGACTTCTGCGCGAACTCCGGGGTGCTGCAGCCTGCCTTGTGGGCCGCCCGTCGTTCCGGGGACCACTCGGTGCCGGTCGCGTACCCGCGGCGGCGGATCGTGCCGCCCGCGTCCACGATGACCTGCTTGATCGTCGGCTTGCCGCGCTGATACTCGGCCATGAGCGCTTCCAGCACTTCGCCGGCTTCGTACTGTTGTGCGATTTCCTGCTTCTCAGCGGTGGTCAGAGGTTTCTGACCTTTAATCCTCGCCACATTAAGATTCTACTACCACCAGATCCCGCGTGCCGAGTCTCTGAACCTTGACCCTGGGCGTGTCGCCTTTAGGCCCTCGGCTGCTGATTACCCCTGCCGCACTCTTCTCGAACCGTCGCGCTCGCCCTTTCGGGCCACGCTGTGGTGAGTGCGGGTGGCGCGGGCTTTCCAGCAATTCTCGCGGTTTAGCGTGCCCTACCTAGTTCATGGAAGGCACGTTGAGCTTGTACTCGGTTTGCTTGCCCGAGCCGGGGATGTTCAGCGGCCAGGTGCTGGAGATTCCAGTCTGGCCGGACGAGACGAGTTCCGGGATGGAGATGTCGATGACACCCTGTCCGCCGGTCTGGGAGCCGGAGATGCCCAGGAGGCCGTACACCTGCCGCGAAGCGCCCTGGCCCGCCGGGCGGGGGAACTTGTTGCGGAAAAGGGTGTAGACGGGGTAGATCAAGCGCGACAGATTTGTTACCGGCCCCGTCAGCCGGGCTACCTCGTTTCCGGGTAGCTCCTACGTTCTCACGCAGGCTCGGACTGTGACACTATCTGGCTTTCCTGGAGAGCCGCGCGACGGGCGTCCGCCCACTTCCTGCGGCTGCTCTCCTCGGGATGGGCGCGCAACCACGCCCCGTAGCACTTCTGGTTGCAGAACGTCCTCTTCCACTGGGTCTGGAAGGCGTTACGCTTGCTCTCTGCGCCGCAGTGGGCGCAGGTGACGGTGCGCTTGCCGCCGTTCCAGTTCGGGTTCTCCGGTCCCATCATCCCGGTGCGGATGTCGGCCACCGGGTTGGCGTCGGGCGTAAGCCCGACCGCCGCGACCACCTCGGCAATGCAGCCCATGGCATCGCGGTTGATCGGTGCGCCCGTGAACCGGAAGACCCGGTACCCGGCCTCGGTGAGCGCGACGTCCCGCTCCGCGTCCTGCTTCTTGCGCAGGTTGTGGAACGCGCCGTCCGCCTCGATGATGACCGGGGCTTGGTCGATGAGGATGTCTACGCAGTACCGGCCCAGCAGGACGCGTTGCGTCGAGAAGCTGATGCCGGTCTTTATGAGTGCTGCCTGAAGCAGTTTCTCAAGGGGCGAGTTTGCTGACGGCCCCCGCATTTCAGGGAGGCGCTGCAGCAAGTTCTCGCGCATCTTGGCTCGCCACTCGGGACGGTCAATGGCCGCGCGGTGAGCCGCCCGGCGTTCGTCCGTCCACTCGTAACCCTCCGGCAGGCCCGTCGGCCGCGGCTTCACGTCCAGTCGCTTTATCGCGTTCTGGATGGCGTGGATGCTGCATCCGTAGTGCGCTGCCAGTTGTTCGTAGGTCATGCCGCTGGCGTACAGGTCCGGCAGGTCGCTCCAGTCGATCTTGAGTGATCGGCCTTCTGGCTTGGGATTGATCCCCTGCTTCTTCGCCTGATGTGCGACGGCTGCCTTCGTTACGCCGTATTCGGCGGCGACGGCTGAGTATGAGCCAAGGCGCTCGTAGTCCGCCTTGAGGTTGCTCCAGTCCACCAGATACCCCGCGTTCAGTCTCTACCGCCGGCCGGCTACGTACCGGACGACATCGGCGTTTTCCACATGACCACTATACCAGATAAATCAGATCCCTGGATAGTGCGAAGGAGTTTCGCCGAACAGCGGGGTTTGCTGCATGTTTCGCAACATGCAGGCCCTAGCGTTCTAAGGCGCTAGCAAATCGAACGGCACGAGGCCGTATGGAGCGCCGGACCCGCCCAGGTTCGTGGCGGTGAAGTTCTTGCGGACCATGCTGTCGCGCTGGGCCATGAACTTCATGGCTCCGGCGCGGGGGTGGCCCCAGAACTCGTTGGAGATCCCGGCGGTTACGTCGTCGGTGTTCCATGCGCCGTCGATGGTGGCGGCGCGGGTCTTGGTGATGGTGTCGTGCTGGCGGGTCATGATCTCCGCGCCGTGGGTGGCTTCGGAGAGGGGGACGCCGTTGTTGATGACGTGGCCGACGCCCTTGACGAGGCCCTTGGCCTTGCCGGTGAACATGTCGGCGTAGCGGGTGTTGCGGCGGGCTTCGCGGGCTGCGAGGGCGTTAGCGGCGCCACCCTGGGCGGCGCCCATCTGAGGGGCTGGTAGCGCCTCGTCGTTGTCGAGTGTTACTGCCACAAACTCTCCCTTTCGGGGGTTTAGGGCTCGGTGAACCCCCTCATCTTGCTGAGGGTCTTGTAGTAGCCCTCCCGCTCATAGGGGTCCGAGCTGGAGTTGTAGAGCTCTTGCAGGTTCCGGATGACCATGTTCTGGGTTCGCTCCGCGATCTCAGCTTGTGCGGTGACGCCCGCCGGGCGTGCCGCCTTGGTTCGTACCGGGTTGAACGCCAGGCCGGAGAATGCGGCCGTGGACGGGTCTGGCTGGTCAGCGATGGCGTCGATCACCTTCTGCTGTTCAGCGAGCTTGGCGGTGTAGGTCTCGTCCTGCTCCCGGATCTTCTCCAGGAGGGGGGCGACGGCCTTGGTGACGGCGGCCTCGATGGCAGGCGACGGGTCGAAGGACGCGACCGTGGCGGGCTCCAGCGGGACGGATTCCACGTGGAGGGCTTCCCTGACCGCGGACTTGACCAGATCCGCGATGGGGGGACCCTGGTGCGTGACACCCTCGGACCACGAGAGGTCCGGCGCGGCCGACTTCTGCACGTCCTGCGTCTCGGGTTCGGCGGCCTTCTGGGCGAACTGGCGGCCCATCTTCGCCCTAGCCTCGTCCACGGTCATCTTCCCGGCGAGGACCTTCTTGCCGAGCTTCTTGCGCATTTTCTTGAAGCTCTTGTAGATGTCGGCGTCGGCGAACATTTCCTCGCCGGCGGGTTCGGCCTTGAAGGTTGCGGCGACGGGAGCCGGTGCCGCCGCGGCCGGTTCCGGGGTGATGCTCTTGCCGACTGCGGCGGGGACGGGGTGCCGTTCGGGCTGCACGGGCGGCGCGTCGAGGGACATCGGGCAGGCCTCGGGGAATTGGCGGGACAGGTGCTCGTGCATCGCCATGAGGGCGTGCCGGGCGCGTTCCTTCTCCATGACCGCGTAGTTGAGCTGGGTGGGGACGCCCTGCTGTGCGGGGTACTCGCCGAGTCCGCCCTTCATGTGCGACGGGGACGGCGACTGGTGGCCGGAGGCGAGCGGCGGACGGTCGAAGGAGTGCGCGTTCGGCGCGCTGGTGGCGACCTGCGGGCTGGAGTTCGGGCTGCCGTACGCCGGGGACAGGGCAGCGTGCCCGTCGGTGATCACCGGGCGGTTGAACTTCCCGGGCGACATCTGCCCCGGCGTCGGCGCCGAGGTGGGGCCGGGGTTGGCGTCGCGGAACGCCTTGTGCGCCTCCAGCCGGAAGTCGTTCACCTGCCCCTGGTCGGCGGTCCGCAGGACCCGGGCGGCCTGCCATGCCAGGTTCAGGGACTTAGCCCGGTCCATGTCCGGGCCGCACGCTGCCTTGACCGCTTCCCGCTGGAAGTACCCCTCGTCGACCTGGGACAGGTCGGCGAACGGGTGGCACTTCGCCACGTCCTCCGGGTGGTAGGCGGGGCAGGTCAGGTCGTGGAGCCGGCCGAGCTCGACGTCCATGCCCGCGGCCTTGAATCGCAGGATCGCCGCGACCTCGGGAGAGGTCTTCATCATGGCGGTTTCTGCGGCGTCCTTGGCGGACATGGGCGGCGGGGTTTCCTGGAGTTCGGGGACCGGGGCCGGGTCCATGCTCTGGCCCAGGGCGCCGGACGCGGACGCCGGGTCGGGAGCGGACTTCATGGACGCCACCGGGGGGCTCTCCAGCAGTTCCGGGACCGGGGCGCAGGTCATGTCGTGGGTGCCGGACAGGCCAGCGGCCTCAGCGGGGGTGGTGTGGCACTTCTCGGTGTGCACGTGGTCCTGCTTGCAGGACGAGTCGTCATCCGAGTCGCCGTCGTCGTCCTTGGGCTTGTTCAGCCACGGGGGGAGCTTCTTCGGCTTCTTCTTGGCCTTCTTGACCGGCTTGTCCTTGGCGTCGGGTTCCGGGTCCTTGGTGACCTCCGGCTCGGCTTCCTTGACGGCGGCGTCGGGGAACACCGCCTGCATGGCCGCATCTAGGACGGCTTCGTCGGCGGTCGCGGACTTGTTTGCCTCGTCGCTCTCGTCGAGCGGATTGGCCACACCCAGCTCCCTTGCCCTGCGGGCGATAAGGCGGCGCGCAGCCGCGGCGTCACCGTGACCCGAACGCGCCAGGACAGCGGCGTTCTGGAGGTCCCCGGTGTTGTCAATTGGGTAGGACCCGTCGGGCAATGCGTTCCCGTGGCTGGCGAGGTCGCGGCGCTCGGCCGTGCTCACGTCCCGCTTCTCCGTCGCGGCGGCGGTCTTGACCGTGAGTTCCTGCTTCAGGGTGCGCAACTTGGCGAAGTCCGCTGGCGAGATGGAGATCGACGCGCCCCTGGGGAGGTCCACGTTCACGAAGCCGTCGTCGGCGCCCTTGGTTACGTCGGCACCGAGGGCCTTAGCGATGGCGTCTTCCGAGCCGAAGACCTTGCCGACGTACTCGGGAGTGCCGTCATCGGCGGCCTTCAGCAGCTGGATTCCGCACGCCTTATTCGCCGGCCGGTCAACGAGCGAGATCTCGACCAGTTCGCCCCCGGTGATGATCCCGCCGCGGGCCTTTCCGGTCGGGTCACGCTCGATGGTGGGCCGGGCGATGCCGACCGAGTAGGCACGGAGCGCGCCCTTCGCTACCAGCTTCTTCGCGATGGGTTCGACTACGAGTCCCTTGACCCAGGTGGCTCCGGAGGCGTCGGTTTCGACGTCCAGGCCGATCCCGGCGGGGTCCCGCTGGGGGTTGTGCTGGACGCGGAGGTTGGCTCCGCTCTCCTTCCATGCCTGGGCGGCGTGGGACATCCAGGAGGGGGCCACCACCTGCTGGTCGCTGTCGATGGAGCCGTCGGACGCCTTGCCGTAGACGATCAGGTCGCCGTCGGCGTCCGTTTCCACCTTGTCGATGGGGAACGACGCGTAAAGCAGGTCTCCAGCGCCTGTGAGAGTCGCGGCCACACGGCTCCGTTCTATGAGAAAACGGCAGGCCAGGTGGCCTGATGCGATAAGATTGACGACATAAGGAAGCCCCGCAGTGATGGCACACTCCGGGGCTTCGGGCACCGAACCGAGCGAAGGACGGTTACGGCACCATGGCTAAGGCTACGAGCACCCTCAACGACACTGAGCGGGCCGTCTGGCGCGTCTGGAATCTGCTCTCGGACGACGACCCGTCGCCCGTCAAGCGGATCGCCCGCTCGCTTGGCATGGAACCCGCCGATGTGGCGTTCATCGTCTATCCGGCCGAGACGTTCGGACGCTGGGCCGATGACCAGGAGCCGGATCTGCCCTAGTCTTCGTCGCTGCCATCGTCCGGCGGTGACAGCGGCGTCCAGAGTCGCGTCCGGGCCTGCCACCTGTGACCCAGCCGCCCATCCCCGACAGCCATCACGTAACCCCGCCCGGTCATCACCGCCCCGCCCGCGAGGTCCACGGTGATCCCGGCGTTCTCCAGCGCGTTCAGGGCGTCCGCGACAGCGGACAGGAGGCGGGCGGCGTCAACTGCCATGGCAGGCAGGCGCCGGCTCGCCTTCGCAGCAGGACTCTTTCCATCCGCAGGCAGGGCACAGCCACCGGGTGGAAACCGGGCTGAACTGCTCGCCGCAGTTGGAGCAGGGAATTACCCCCGTCATGCGTTACCTGCCGTCGCTGCCATCATGGGCGGATGAGCGATGAACTAGTCCCGGTATCCGGCGAGATCGTCAAAGCCCCTCCCGTAGCAGACATCCGGTACGAGCCTGAGGGCTCTGCTGCCGTGGCCCGCGTGTTCGTGCGGGTGGAGTACGCCGACGGGCGGATCCGCGAGTACCAGGCGAAAGAACCGCAGGACTTCGAGATCCGCGAGGGGATGACGATGCGGCCCGCCCTACTCGGGGGACCGGGCGCGTTCCTGTCCGGGTCGGCAGCCTTCCCGTCGCTGCGGTTGTCGTTCAAGGCTCACCCGAGGTGGAACCTGCACATCAGGACGGAGGCGACAGCGCCAGCGGAGTTCGAGGGAATCACGTACCGGTAACCGCAGGTCGAACCACCAGTGCAGCAGCGGGGCTAGCAGCAGGGCGGCAATCATCCCGAAGTCAACGAGGAGGTAAATCCACGTCGCCAACTACTTGCCCCGCTCCATCTCCGCGTGCTGAGCGGGCCAGTAGCCGAGCGCCCGGTGGTGCATAAGGTTTGCATAGCCCTTGGCCTGCTCGTCGGTCATGTGCGCGTGCTCTTTCAGCAGATTGACCGCGCGCATGAAGTCACCGGGGGTTCCCCAGGCGATTTCGTCGGCGTAGGCGAAGTCTGTCGGGCCGCCGTGAGCTTCGTGCGTCCAGTACTCGCGCAGCGTCTCGGCGTTGCCGCCCTTGTTTGCCGGGTCGCTCCCGCTGTGGAACTGGAACGAGTGCGTCTGCTCGGCCGCCTCGCGGTCCCGCGCCTGGATGTGGCCGACGTAGGCGAGGACATCCTGCCCCATGGAGTGCCGGGCAACGGCCCGGTGATGCCCGTCGGAAACGATGACCTTGCCGTCACCCGGAGGCTGGAACAGGATCGACGGGTTCGTCTTCCTGCCCGCCTTGATATCCCGGACGAACTCGCGGACCTTCGCCGGCTGGTGCGCGGCAGCCCATTTCGCCTCGTCGTCGTGGTCAATCCGGTCCCACGGGACCATCTGAGGGCCCGTCCATGCAGCCCGCTTCACCCAGGAAAGGGCAGATTCCGGGAAGTTAGCCCGCATTATCGAAAGGATGTGCTCCGGGTCGACCGGGTTGGCGTCCCGGTAGTCGCCTGCGCCCTTGCCGACGTCGTGAACGACATCGGAGTCCGCTTCCGGGCTCCAGTCCTCGACCGCCTCAGCCGGGTCGAACACCTCGGGCGCGACCGCGTGCGGCCGGTACGGCTTCGGGGTCTTCGCCGGGACGGACCCGACTACCGGGTGACCGGAGTCGTTCCCGCCGCTCTTGGGAGCACCGACGGTGGAGGCTCCGGGGGTGAGCGTCGTCTGCGGGTACGGCCACGCGCCGTCGTCCTCGCCGCCCTGGTCCGGGAACCGGGAGGCGGGAGGATTCGGCTTGCGCCCGCGCGGCATCGTCCCGTCGTCGCCGCCCCTGGGCTCGAGCGTGTCGCGCGGCTCGGGTTCGGCCATGTCGTCGTTCCAGTGCGGGGGTTCCCCGCCCGCGCTCCCGTGCTCGTCCGGGACGGCTCCAGGGCCGGCGTCAGGCCATTCCGCGCCGTCGGCCCTGTGCGGGTACGGCCAGCGCGCGCCGGTCGCCTGGAGGCGCTGTGAGGCCGGGGTGAGTTCGAGGATTTCCCCGTTCTCGTTCACCGTCCGCTGGAGGCCCTTGGTGACGTGCTCCCGCAGGCAGATGCCTTTCTCCCAGTCCTCCCGGAACTTGGGGGCCAGGTTCAGGCCGGCGATTTCCTTGCGGCGGAGCCACGCGACACCCTTGGTTTCCTCGGGGGTGGCCCCGTCCAGGGTCGGGTGGAAGTACGGGACGTCGCACAGCCACAGGTACACCTGGGTCTTGCCGTCGTCCTCGACGTGATGGAACGTCCCGGCGATCCTCGGCGGGGGGAACTGGCCGATCTCCTCGGCGGTTTCCCGCAGCGCCGCGGCCCACGCGTCCTCACCCACGTGCGGTTTCCCGCCCGGCATCCCCCACGTGCCGTCCGGGCGCTGCTGGAGGAGGAACCGCCACTTGCCGTCCTCGTCGCGGGCGCGGAGCAGCAGCCACACGAGCCGGGAGTCGTCATCGGCCGCACCGTGGGCTTCCTTGGTGAGGCCGCATTCGATGCAGGCTTCCCGCTCGCCGAAGAACTGGTGCTTGCCAAGGTCCGCGAGCGGCGGCTCGGTCATGACCCCAGCCGGCCCTGGGCAGCACCTGCACGCCGGATGCGAGAGGCCCAGGACGCCGCCGCTGGAGAAAGGCGCATCGAGGGCGACAACCCCGTCATCGGCCGCGTCCTTGCACAGGTCGCACGCGCCCGGCGACAGCAGCAGGTGCTTGTGGGTGACGCCGTGGTCCCGGTAGCACTGGATGGCCGCGCTGTTGATCGCCCTGGCTACCTCGGTGCGGGCGATGAGCTCAGACCGGGCGCTGTTGTTCCCCAGGCCGGTGCGGGCGATCTGGGACAGCCAGTGCTCGCCCTCGGTGCCGATGAACCCGGCCAGCGCCTCGCCGTCATGCTTGGCGGCGAAGTCGGCAGGCTGTCCCGTGACGAGGGCCTTGGCTGAGGCGTACCCGAGGTTCCACGCGTGCGTCCACAGGGGCGTGAGGGCGTCGGAGAAGACGTCGCGGACCTCATCGGAGATCAGGTCCCGCAGCGTCGCGTTGGACACGAACATGGCCCCGGTGGCGGCTTTCTTCCGCAAGTCCGAACCGCGCGCCTCCGCGTCGTGGAACGCCTGGGAGATCTGCTGCTTGTACCGTCCGACGAGACCGAGGTCCCGTTCCCAGCCGGGCCAGTGCCCGGCGGCCTTGTGCAGGCTGACCGGGCCGGCCGTCATGGACTCGTCGCCAGACACGCCCAGGGGCGGCCCGGTCACCCCGAATGTAGCATCACCGTTGAGGCAGATATCCCCGGCCCGCTCGACAGCGACATCCAGCAGGACACCCTTCGCGACATCCTCCGCGATCATCCCCAGGGCCCGTTCCGGGATGTGCTCGGCGATCCACGTGGAGATCAGCCGGCCCTTCCGCAGGTGCCGCTTCAGCGCGCCCAGCTCGGATTCGATGGCCTTCTTACGGGACCCGGCCACGGACGAGCGGGAGGTGGTCCCTCCGGTGCGGGGCGTGGGTGACTGGATCGCGCCCGCCGCGGCGGAATGGCCCGGGGTTGCGGCCTCCCGGTGCGGGGCTAGGGGGGGCTCGTGGCTGCCGTTGGGCTTCGTCTGGCCCCCGCGGCGCACGCTCGGCTGGTTCGTCCGGGACCGCGATGACGTGGTGCGCTGGCCGCCGTTCGTGCCCTGGCCGCCCGCGCCGCCCGCCTGCATGTTCGCGATGAGCTGCGGGGCGAGGCTGAACGGGATCGGCCCCTGCGCGGTGAACACGACCGGCTCGGAGGTCTCCTGGAGGCCCCACGGGGGCATGTCCAGCCGCTCCCGCACCTCGTCGATCGACGCGATGCCGTTCTGCACCTGCTGGACGCCCAGTTCGGTGATGGCCTGCTTGTCCTCGTCATCGACCAGGCCCTCGAAGGAGAACTGCATGTCCGGCTGGCCGCAGATGTCCTGCAGGACGTAGTTGAAGATGTCGGTGAGGAACAGCAGCAGCGGCTTGGTGGACTTGCGGGTCTTCGGGTCCCGGCCGGCTGCGCCGAACCGCAGCGCTGAGGCGTTCGTCCCGCCGCCCGCCCCGGGACTGCCGACGCTGGGGAGCAGCCCCAGTTCCTCCGGGGTCACGTCGAACGCCATGCAGACCTGGGTTTGCACGAGCGTGTCGAAGGTGTCCGCGAGGTCCACCGGGCGCTGCGGCTCGACCTTCGAGCCGGGTGGGAGGACGATTACCTTCAGGTGGTAGGCGGGGTCCCCTGCCATGCCGTTGAGAGCATCCTGCAGCTCACGGACCTGAGTCGGAGTCATGTTCGGGTCGCCCGGCGAGATATACACCGCCGGGACGGTGCCCTCGGTGTAGTAGCTGAGCTGGTACTCCTGCTTCTGCAACCCGGAGATGATCGGGAGGAGCGCCTGCTCGACCGGCGGGAACCCGTAGGGGGTCTCGCGGCGGGTGACCAGCGGGGCGTACAGCATCGTGTCGGCCCGGAACGCGTTAACCTCCGCGCCGGTAAGACCGTAGTCGTCGATGTCGGAACCGGAGATGACTGTCTGGTAGTCGCTGCGGGGTACCCCGAAAAGGAACTGCTGGTAGGCGGGCGCGGGCGGCCGGGGCTTGCCGCCGTGCATGTCCAGCAGCGGGCGGACTGTGGGCCCTGAAACCAAGCGCATGGAATCCAGGTCAGATCCCAGCAGCCCCAGCCCCAGGCCCTTGCCGTACTTGGGCCGGAAGATCAGGCACAAGGCGTCGTAGACGAAGATCTCCTCGAGCAGCGCGTCGAGGAACATCCCGAACGAGAAGAAATCCGGGTCCGGGTGGCGGAAGAACCGCGTGGCCAGCGCGGCGCGTTCCCCGAAGTCCTTCATCGCCTTGTGGTCGCCCTGGTACGCCTTCGCTGCCTGGGTGGTCAGGTCGATCGACCACTCCAGGCCGCGGATCTCCTCTTTGCGGAGCTCGATGCACCTGCGGGCGACGGAGTACTTGTTGGCAAGGGTGTACAGCTGGTCAAAGGAGGCGAGCTTGAGACCTTCGGTGCCGGGCTGGGTGGGGAGGTTCCAGCCGACACGGTACTGCCACCAGCGGGGGTCGGGGAACTCTCCGCCCAGGGGGGGGACGTCGACCGGGACGGGCTGGATCGGGTCCATCGGCCCGAACGCGCCGTCGGTGAACACCCTGGAGGGGCGCGGGAGGAACGGGCCGTAGCCGCTGGCCGCCGCGTGCGGGTTGCCCCACATCGCGTTGGCGGCGACCTGGTTGATGCTCCCCCAGCCGCTCGCCTGTGGCGCGGGGGTGGGCCGGCCGCCGCCGGGTACTGCTTTCATCGCGGCGAGGACCCCGGAGGTGCGGCTCATCCGTACCCCCCGCCCTAGGTGATCTGGAGGATGCCGCCGAGCAGTACCGGGATTTCCGGGTTATCGGTCACCCGGATGTACATGTAGTACGTCCCGATCCCGGGGTTGGTCGTCCCGGACGGGCCGACTAGGCATTTCGCGGAGTACGGGTACAAGACGCTGGTCGTGTTCGTGTCCCATGATCCGGCCACCCAGTCGGAGACCTGCGGGACCTGGGTGGCCTGCGGCATGAAGGCGAATACCACCGGGTCGCCGGTCGGGTTGTATGCCACGCCGGATTTGGTGGCCTGGACGGGGATGAACACGTACTGGGTGGACAGGCGGGACATGCCGATCGTGTCGAAGCCCACATGCCCCCTGGCTCAGGTCAGCGGAACTGGCGCATCTGGTACAGGAACTGCTGGGCCGGCGGCACCGGGGCGGGAACCGGGGTGACCTCGATGTCCAGGCCGTAGGAGTACGGGCCGGCGTTCGTGTTCGGATAGGTGAGGGTGGCGCCGAGGTTGTAGGTTTCCTGGCCGGGCGGGTCGGCGGTCGCGTTGGACGGCGCGGTGATCGGCCCGGCGGTCAGGCCTGCCGCGCCGAAGCCGGTTGACCAGTAGTTCGCCTGCGCGCAGTTCCAGATCGCCGGGGTGCCCGCCCCGTTCAGCACGGCGACCTTGTAGCTCGTGGAGGCGTTCAGGGTGCCGGACAGCGCCGCGGACATCCACCCGGACCCGGCCGTCCCCGACCAGGACGGCGACATGTTCGACGCGACCAGGCTCGTCCCGGACACCTGGTAGACGCCGACCGCCGTGGGCAGTTGGGTGACCGTAGCCGGGGAGTAGAACCACACGTTGTTGATCGTGCACGCCGAGGTCAGGGAGAACTCCATGCCCAGGGTGAAGTTGTTCGCCGTGTCCAGGGTCCAGTTCCCCATGTCGGCCATATTCGGGAACAGCCGGTACGACCCGGAGTAGCCGCCGGGGGCGGTGTCGGACACTGAGACGTCGACCCACAGGTTGTCCGACCCTGACCCGTTGTTCGGCATCGCTGCGGCCGGGTCGGCGCCGAGCGCGTTGGAGAATACCCCCTGCCCGCCGAGCGCGTACGTGTAGGGGAAAGCGTTCGTGCCGGTCCCGGCCGACCAGCCGGTCAGGATCCCGTTGACGATCCCGCCCCCGTAGGGGTTGCCGTTGTCGAACTGGTTGCTGGTGACGGGGATGCCGGCGGCGACGGTCCACCCGCACGCGGCGACGTACTGGGTGCCGGGTGCGAGTTGGATCGGGGCGGGCAGGGGGACGTAGTTGAACGCGCCGGCCGTCATCGTGCCGGAGGTGACCACGCTTCCGGTGACGACCTGCTGCGTGGAGGAGGCGTAGACGTTCCACAGCGCGAATTTCCGCGCGGTGGTGTCGCCGTCGCCGGGTACCCAGTGCCAGTAGCCTTCCAGCCATCCCATCTGGCCGGTGACGGAGAACTGGGTGCCGAGCAGCCACCCGCCGGACGTGCCGGTGACCGATGCGGGCGGCTGGGTGCCGGAACTGCCGACGCCGGGCCTGCCCGATGCGCCGTCCATCAGCCGGTAAGTAGTCAAGCAGGCTTCCTTGTCAGCCGATGCGGGCCGGGACCGCGGCGACCCGGTTGACTATCGCGGGCGCGAGGGGCGGTTGCGGTGCGGTGCCCAGGGTGTAGTTGACGGTCAGGGCGACGCCGCCGACGTTCTCGGCCAGCGTCGTGGCGGCGTTGCCGTACACCCGGACCCGGAGGGCGGGCAGGGTCGCGGGGGTGACGCCGCCGTAGAACGTGACCTGGGAGACATTCGCATTGGACGTGGACCGGGCGCCGATCTTCGTCGGGCCGACCTGCGTCCCGGCGCCGGAGAAGTCCCACAGCTGGATCGTGCACGGCTGCGCGCCCAGGTCCGACTGGTATTCCGTCACGGACACGGTGACGGAGTTCACCGTGTCCTGCGCTCCTAGCGCCGGCGTGGCGAACCCGGACAGTTCCAGGCCGGGCGACGTCGCCATCGGGGAATAAGCGAAATCGAAGGACAGCCCGTTCATCCGGTACAGCGCCGGCTGCCCGTTGGTGGAGCAGATCTCCCACCCGAACCCTGCCGCGGTCGATGTCGTGGTGAACAGGTCGAACTTCAGGTACCCGCGGTCGGCGAGCCAGTTGATCATCGCGCGGACGTCCACGGTGCCGGACTGGATGCCGCCGTTGACGCTGGTGGGGGTGTTGATGACGCCGCTGTCGGCGAGCTGCCAGATGATCTCGGTGCCGGAGACGGTCAGGTTCCACAGGTGGGCGGGGACGCCTCCGGTGCCGCCGAACGTGGCCTGGTCGATCGTCGGGAACCCGCCGCGGAGCGCGGACGGGTCCACCATGTCGACCTGGAACATGACCTCGTTGGCGTAGTTGTTGTACCAGTTGTCGTAGCCGGCTTCGGAGGCGATCCCGGTGGTGCGCGGCTGGATCTCGTTGAACGTCGAGGTCCAGCCGGTCAGGTTCTTGATGTACAGGGGGAGGGCGTGGTTCACCGGGTCGTTCATCGGGTTGATCCCGGCGGACGGGTAGGACACGACGGGCCCGTTCCCGGCGGGGATGTCCGAGATGGTGATGAAGTTCTCGAAGCTGGCCGCGTAGGTGGTCTGCTGCCAGCCGGCGATGGGGTTCCACACGTCGTTCGACACGAGGACCGTGCCGTAGACGGCGGGGGCGTTGACGTCGGGGAACGGGCCGAGGTTCCCCGATGCGGCGGAGGTCTGCTGGGGGTAGTAGATCCCGGCGGAGGAATGCCATCCGCCGCCGCCGGACGGCCCGCCCGGGTTTCCTGCCCCGGCTCTCCCGCCTGCGCGGGGAAGCAGCCGGGCGGCTGCCGGTCCGGGCTGGGGGTAGACCGGGGGGCCGGAAGTCACGGTGAGGTCCAGGTGGCGAACGACCCGGACGGGGGGCCGGCTGCGTCAGCCGGGTTGACCCACGTGCCGGATCCGCCGCCCAGCGGCGTGGCCGTCCCGGCATATACCGGGGTGGTGACGGTGCCGCCGCCTGCGGTGAACATCGCCGCGATCGTGGTGTAGGAGAAGTTGCTCGTAGAGGTGACCGTGGGGGCCACGGCAGTGTTGACCGCGGGGTTGTAGGCGATCATCTCGGGGCCGTCCGCTCCCGGGTGCGCCCAGAAGAACCCCGTGTCGCTTCCCTGGGTGATGTTCCCGAAGTAGGACCAGGCCGCTCCGGCGTACAGCGCGTTCCCGGCCGCTGGCGGGGTCAGCGACGGGTAGGCGAGGGTGAACGTCCCGGTGCCCCGCGGCCCGGACCCGGACGAGCCCGCTATGGGGCTGGCCGCCGTCATCAGCCAGTTCGCCCCGATGGCCATGAATTCCCGGACCCAGATCTTCCCGGAATTGGTGCCCAGTCCGGCGTCGGTGACGGTGACGGTGACGGTCGGGGTGCCGACTCCGGTCGCGCCTACAGGATTGGTCACGACCGCCCACCAGATGCCGGCGTAGGCGGAGCCGGCCGTGTCGTAGTACGACGACGCGCACTGCCAGGTCCCGGCGCCGCCCCCGGAGACCGCCGTGGCCGGGCCGCCGTTGGCGATGTACGCGAGGACGAGCAGGTCCCCGGCGTTGAGCGGCTGGATGGCCAGGGATTTGACGCTGGCGCCGGCGGCGGACCACTGCGGGGCGGTCTGGGTAATGACCGGGTTGCTCACCGGGGGCGTCTCCTCAGCCGCTGGTTTCGGGGACGCCTGTGTCCCACGCGAAGACAGGGGTTCCTGTTTCCCACTGGAAGTACGGTGAGCCGAGCCGGTACAGGGCGGTGGCCTGGGGGATGTTCTCGACCGGGCCGCCCGGGTTCGAGGCGGCCCGGCCCCGGGGGGCGTTCTGCGGGATGGGTGCCCGGATGGGCCGGACGGCCTGCCGGAACACGGGCCCCGGGCGGGGGTTGCGGACGGGCCCGCCGGGGCTGGACGCGACCCGGCCCCTGGGGGGCAGCGACGGCCGGATACGGGCGGGGTCGCGGCGCGGGGTGAAGACCGGCCCGGGAGACGGGGGCGGGACCGGGATGCCCGGGTTCGACCCGGTACGACCCCTGGGCGGCAGGGGGCGCCGCGCCTGGACGGGCTGGCCGCGCTGGGCGATGGCAGGCCCGAGCGGGGGCGGGTTCCGCAGCGGGCCGCCAGGACTGGAAGCGACCCTGCCCTTGGGGGGAAGCGGGAACCGCGCCTGGGCCGGGGCGGGCCACGCCGGGAACGCGGTGCCGTGCTGCGGGTTGCGGACCGGCCCGCCGGGGCTGGACGCGATCCGGCCGCGCGGGGGCAGCGGCCTGCGTGCCTGCGCGGGGGCAGTGGCCTGGCGGAACGCCGGCCCCTGGGAGGGGGCAGACGGGGCGGGCAGGGCGACCATCGTGGCCGCTCGGCCGAACGGGGGCTGCGGCGGGATCTTCGCCCGGACCGCCTGCACGGCCGGCGTGAACGGCGCCGGCGTGGGCGGCGGCGCGTTGCGGACCGGGCCGCCCGCATTGCCGGCTGCCCTGCCCCGCGGCGGCAGCGAGGGCCGGATGCGGGCCGGCTGGGCGGCCTGCCGGAAAACGGGGCCTTGAGACGGTGACGACGGTACCGGCAGTGCCACCATCGTGGCGGCACGCCCGAACGGGGGCTGCGGCGGGATCTTCGCGCGGGCCGGCTGGCCGCGCGGCGGGATGACCGGCCCGGCGGTCGGCGGTGACGGGTTCCGGACCACCCCGGGCGGGGTGCTGCGGGCGCGGCCGGCGTACAGGTAGATGACCCGGATGCCTGCGGGCTGCCCGGATGAGACTCCGGGCTGCGGCGGCGGAGGCGGCAGAGGGCCGCCCGGGTTCCCGGCCGTGCGCCCGCGGGGCGGGAGAGCGGGCCGGATCCGGGCGGGGGAGGTGGCCTGCCGGAACGGCGGCCCGGCGGTGACCGGCTGCGGGTTGCGGACCGGGCCGCCGGGGTTGCCCGCCGTGCGTCCCCTCGGCGGGAGTTGCGGCCGGATACGGGCCGGGTCGCGGCGCGGGGTGAACGGCGCGACATGCGGCGGCGCGGGCAGCGCGACCATGGCCGCCGCGCGGCCGTACGGGAACGGGGTGGCGGCCTTTGCCCGGACGGCCTGCCGGAACGGGAAGAACACGGGACCGGTCCCGAAGACCGGGTTGACGACCGGGCCGCCCGGGTTCGAGGCGGCCCGCCCGCGCGGCGGGAGGGACGGCCTGATACGCGCAGGCGATGCGGCCTGCCGGAAGGCAGGGCCGGGCTGCGGGTTGCGGACCGGACTCCCGGGGTTCGACGCGACACGTCCGCGCGGCGGCTGCTGCGGGAGGCGTGCCCGGAGCGCCCGGTCCGCCGGGAAGAACTGGGGGCCCGCGGGGGCCGGCCTGACCGGGACGCCCTGCGGGATGACACGGGTGCGCCCGCGCTGGACGACGGGCAGGGCGGCGCGGACCGGGCCCGGGACGGAGCCGTAGACGGCTACGACGTTCGGGTTGCGGACCGGGCTCCCGGGGCTGCCGGTGACGCGTCCCCGGGGTGGCGGCGTGATGCGCGCCCGCGCGGGTGACGTGGCCTGGCGGAACAGGGCGGGACCGGCAGGTGCCGGGACGGGGATGCCCGGGCTGGAAGCGATACGGCCGCGGAGCAGCGGCAGGAGCGGCAGGCGTGCGCGGACGGGCTGCACGGCCGGCGTGAACGCGGTGCCGGGCTGCGGGTTGCGGACCGGCCCGCCGGGACGCCACGAGACGGTGCCCTTGGCGGCGCGGGGCAGCAGGGGCCGTTTCGCCGCGGCCGGCCCCAGGGCCGGGTAGACAGCGGGTCCGCGGGCCGGGTTCCGGACCGGGCCTCCGGGCGAGGAGGTGGTCCGGCCCCGCAGGAGAGGCTGGGGCAGGCGTGCCTGGGCGGGCTGGGTGAACGGCCGGAACGACGGCCCCTGGGCGGGGTTGCGGACCGGGGCGCCGGTACTGCCGAGGCCGTTGCCGAACCCGGCCCCGTTGACCGGCCCTGGAAGCGAGACATTGCGGGCGTCGCTGATCGTGCCGGCGATGGGGGCGTGCGGCAGGTACTTCGCCCGGACGGCCTGGGTGAACGGGTAGAACGGCGCCGGGGCAGGTGGCGGCACGGCCGGCGCTAGCGGGATCTGCGTGGCCATCGCCACGCCGGCCCGGACGTAGACGGCCCGGACTCCGGCGGGGGATGACCAGCCCAGCGGCGGCCCGGACGTGGGCGGGTTCTGGACCGGGCCGCCGGCGTTCCACTGGATCTGCCCGGTGGCGAAGGAGGTGTCCGCGTTCCCCGGCTGCGGGTCCCAGCCCATCCACGGGCCGGCGAGGCGGGGTTTCGGCGGGATCCTCGCCTGGATCGGGGTGTCCGCCTGCTCGAACACGGGCCCGGCGGGGACGGACGCGTCCAGTTCGATCGCGATGCTGGCGAACGCGCTGGCGGAGGTGGATCCCCAGGTGATCGTCGCGTTCGTGATACCGGAGTTGATGAACGCGGTGTCCAGCCCCGTGGTCGGGGTGGCATAGCCCAGGTTGGTCGGGGCGGTGTACGTGGACGGGCCGGTGACCCCGGCGGGGCTGGTGCCGTTGCAGACCGCGGTGATGATCGGGTTGCCGGTCAGCGGGGTGTTGCTCAGCACCGGGGCGGGGGTGGTGCTTGATGTGCCGCTGGACTGGCCGCCGCTGCTGCGGACGGCGCCCGCGCCGGTCCGGTACATGCCGCTGACGCGGAAGACGTCGAGGCCGCCGCCGGTCGAACTGGTCTGGGTGGCGGTGAAGACGGTGCTGGTCGCGGACCCGATCCGGGCATTGCGGACCCAGATGGACAGGTCGCCGGCCGTGGAGAACCCGGTGAAACTCGACCCGATCTTGGTGTAGGTGCCGAGCCCGTCGGCGTTGTTGTCGGTGACGTTAGAGGTCGCCACCCCGGTGGCGGGGGCGACGACGACGATCAGGTCGCCGAGCGCGGGCGTGGCCGTGTTGGTCTTGTTCCCGGCCGTGGTGGTCCACGTCGCGGTCGCGGCATGGGTGATGGCGGCCATTACGGCCGTGCCCTAAGGCCGTGGTAAATCTTCCTCCAGGTCAGGTTCGCGGCCGGTCGCGCGCCGGCAGCCCGCCGTAGCGCGACCGCAGGCGCGGACCCGGGCTGCGGGGCGGCGCCTGGCGTGCACCTGGCACCGCGCAGGCGGCCTCACCACCCGGCGGCGCACAGGGCGGCAGGCGGGAGCGCTCGTGCTCCCGCACCGGCCCCGCAGCGGCTGGGGGACGTTCGCGCGGGGACGCGGGAAAGAAGCGCCGTGCACGACAGCACCCCCGCTCACCTGCTGTGACCCGCGTTTCTCCAGCCCGAGTTGACCGGGATGATCGCCGGGCGGTTCGGCAGGGGACGCGCGGGCAGTACCGGTCCGCTCGTAGGCGGGTTCCGGACGAGACCGCCCGCGTTCCACATGACATGACCGGAACCGTAAGACGTATCCCCCGGCCCGTACCCGCCGAACACTCCCCCGCCAGGCTGACGGCCCGGCTGGCCCTTCGCCTTGTCCGCCGGGTAAAACGGCGGCCCCGACGTCGGGGCGCCGCCGGCGAGCTTGAACGCGACCATCAGGACGCCCCACTGGACGCCCCCGTTGATCGAGTACTGGCCGGTCTCGGAGCCGCCCGTGGAGTTCCGGTAGGCGATCTCGATGTCGTTGTTGAAGCTGGTGTTGATGCCGTTCGGGTCGCCGGTCCACGGCGACGACGGTGCCGTGTACGTGACGCTGTTACCGGCGTCGCCGTACAGCACGACCAGGTACTCGTTCGACGTGCTGCTCGCGTACGTCGGGTTCGTCGTGGTCCCCGACGCGCTCCCCGTCGCCGTCCCCGCGGTCCCGTCGATCATCGCGGACGTGTTCCCCGCCAGCAGCCCGGACACTTCCTGGACCACCATGGCGGCGCTGCCCCCGCCGACCGTCATGGTGAGCGTGAACGTCGGCTTGATGCCGACATCCGCCGCCGGGGTGTCCATCGCCAGCAGCGTCACGCTGCCGGTGCCGTCACCCAAGGTCAGGCTGCCGAGACTCGTCATCGCGTTCCCGGCAGCGTCCTTGACGCTGCTGACCGTCGTCGCGGAACTGTTGTCACCCGCGACAGCCGCGATCAGCTTCGTACCGGAACTGGCATTAGCGGTGGTGAACGTGACGGTGAGGCCGCTGCCGCCCTGGGCGCTGGCGGACTGGAGCCAAGACCAGCTCATGACCCCATCACCCCTGGAGGACGAGCACCCAGTCGGGGTCACCCTCGGAATTGGCGCCCTTGGCGGTCGAGTTGTACGTCACCGACGGGGGTGTCCCTCCGGCGGTCGCCGCCGACGTGGCACCGGACACGGGATCAACCCAGGTAGCCGTATAACCCGCGGCCATCTTCGCCTGGTCGATCGTGATCGTCGTGTGGTTCGGCAGGTACAGCACCGCCAGGTGCGACCCGGACCCGCTGTCCGGGGTGCGGGACGCGGCCACGTAAGAGTTGACGAACGACTCCTCGTACTGCCCGCCGGACCCGCCCGACGCGAACCCGGACACCCGGGTGCCCCGCCCGCCGGTCACCAGCGCGTTAGACGTGTCCGGGACCAGCAGGTGCCAGCCGGCCAGCCCCGTGAACGCCGCGACGATGTTCGCCGCGTTGTTCGCGAAAAACCAGTCCCCCGTCACCGCGGCGGCCGACGAGGAGGTCCACGGGTACACGTTCTCCGCCTCGCCGAGGATCCCCCGGCCGCCGGACGCCAGCCACCACCACCACTCCTGCCGCATCGCCCGGTCATAGGTGGCGAAATAGGCGCCGGGAGACCCGGGGTAGAAGAACCCGTCCCCCCAGACGACGGGGAGCAGCGACGAAGCCCCCTCGTCCGCGACTTCGAGGTAGGCGTACTCGGCGATCCAGTAGCCGGCGTTGTAGGTGTAGCAGAAGTTGAACGCCGAATGGGACACGCCCCACGGCTCAGCCGTATTCGTGTCGGTGACGTACCGGCTGGTGCACTCGGCGTTGTACCAGGCTGCGATCAGGTGCGAATCCCCGGCGGCAGCAAGGCCGGCCTGGATCGCGTCCCACTGCGAGTCCGAGCCGGGGGAGAACGCGTCGTTGCCGACCAGCCAGACCAGGTTCTGCGTGTTCTTGTACCGGGCCCCGACTTTCGTAGCCCAGTCGGTCCACTGCGTGGTCGTCCACGTGTTCTGGAGGGTGCCGCCGTTTCCCACCCCGTCGCCGTTGTACAGCACCATCCCGATCGTGATGCCCTGCGCTGCGGCCGAGGAGAACATGTAGTCGATCCGCGTCCAGAACGCGGAGTTCAGCGCAGCCGAGGACGGGTTGGTGGATCCGCCGGCGAGCGGGGTGGTGCCGTCCCAGTCGTTGCCGGAGTAGGCGGTGGCCTGCGGCTCGGCCCACACCGGGTCGGTCATCGTGACGGTGAACCCCTGCCCGGCGCGGTCAGCGAAGAACGTGTCGTAATCATGCTGGTAGCCGGGGCTGGACCAGTTCCCGGCGTTGACCGGCAGGCCCCACGTCTCCGTGGCGACCCACAGCCGCGGGCTGCCGTACTGGTCCGTGAAATGGCCGCCGGTCGTGGCGTCGGTGGCGAGCCCGGTGATCACCGCCGGCCCGGACGGCGCAGACGCGGACGGCGCGGCACGCCCGGCCCCGGCGGAACGCCCCGGAGGGCCCCCGCCAGGGCCGGCCATGACCATCCGGCTACTCGGAGATGACCAGGCCCGGCATGAGGCCCACCGCGCTCATCGTGCCGGCGGAGCCCAGCTCGTAGGTCAGCGCGACCAGGGTCCCCGGGCCAGGTCCGGCGTTCAATTCGAAACCAGGGGTGAACCATTCACCCCAGTTGGCCCCGGCCGTCTGGGGCGTGGTCTGCTCCCAGAGGACACCCGAGTACGTCGCGTACGTGCCGGTGCCGCTGCCGTTCGCGGTGGAGTACAGCCACGTCGAGGTCGCCGTCGTCGTGGACTGGCCGATGGCCGACACCGTGGCGGTGCCGACGAACAGGCCGCTGTTGGTCCCGGAAACCCGGCGGAGCCGCCACGTGATGGTGCCGTTGGACTGGTAGCTCGCGCCGGAACCGCTGACAGTGGCGACACGCACCGCGGAAATGTTGAATTCCGAGGTGGTGCCGCCGACGAGGATGACGTACTCGGTGCCGGGAACGCCGCCCGTGCCGACTCCGACGCCGTTTACCAGGTTCACGTCTACGTTGTAGACCCTGCCAATCGCCACATAACTCCTTTTCGTGCCGGTTAGATAAAACGCCCGACACGTGAGTCGGGTAATTGCGGTAAATGAACTTACGGGCCTGCGTATCGCTACCGGCCGGGGAGACTGCCTGATCAGGCGGGCTGGAGGGTCTTCTCGCGGAGTCTCACGATCGTTGCGATATCATCAGCCATCCGGGTGGCACGCCACCTGTAGTAGGTGTCCCTGTCGGCATCGAGGGATCGCCCGTTGTCCTTGGCGGTCTGGTCAACCGGGGCTTTCCCTGTGGCAACCTGCCGGTGATCCACGAGAATCGCCCGCAGGTGCCGGATGCAGCCGGCTCCGCGCCCGAGGTCGGCCCAGGCGTTATCGGGATACCAGTGAGACAGTCCCGGAAGGCAGAACCAGCCGAGCGCCTGCACGATGTCCGAACTGAGGACGACCGCTTCGGGGATGTCCTCTCTGGTCCCGTCCCACGGGTAGGTGATTCCCGTCCCGCCCATGTCGGCGATGCCGCGGATCAGCGCCCGGTCCCAGCCGGGCGTCACAGGCACGTGGTCATCACCAAGGGAAGCGAGGGACGGGTACTCTCCCGCGCGGGCTGCCGCGATCTCGTTCGTCCAGGCGCACAGCCCTTTGCGGGGGCCTGCCGTCAGCCGGTCACCTTCGGCGGCGGCCTGGCTCATGACGTACCGGTACCGTTCCAGTTCCGGGTCGTCGGCATCGACCGCCACGTGGACATGGGTGCTCATCTTCGCGGTGGCGTGCACCGCGTCGAGCAGCCTCGCGATGCTCTGGGGCCTGCCCCGCGACGGGACGATGACCAGGAGATCGCCGGCAGGACTCAAGACGCGCCACCTTCAGGGGATAGTTACGATGAGCAGATGACCGTGTTCGCCGGGCCTGACGGCCCGCTGGGATTCGGGTTCACGTGGCCAGAGGGAATTTGCGGGAAGGAAACCGGCACCTTCTCCGCCTACGGCCGGGAAATCCCGCTGCTTTGCACCAGGCCTGACTCGCACGACCCGGACGAAGCCTGCTCTACCGACCTGACCTGGACGGAGTAGGGCTTCACGTCGCCCTTCACCCATGCTTTCAGGTACGCCTCGCGGTGCCGCGGGTTGTCCCAGTCGAGTTCGCCGTCGCGCAGCAGCCTGGCGAGCCTCGGATTCAAGGGGGTACTCCCGGTACCTGACCGGGACATTGCCTGCGTCACGGCTGATAACCTCGATCACATGCACCGGGCCGGACGGCCCCTGCCTGCCCTCGTCCTCGCATTGCTTGCAGCGCCTCACAGGGGCACCCTTACGACACCCAGCCCGTATTCGCCGGGCAGGTTCTCCCACGACAGGCCCGTCTCCTCGCACCAGTCATCCAGTGCCCTGGCGACCGGGGGAACAGTGTCACCCGGCTCCGACCAGGTGCCCAGGATCCGGGTGTCGTGGAACAGCGCCACCCCGCCCCGGGCCACCCGCGGCATGTACGCCCGCAGTTCCGCCAGGGTGTGCCCGTACTCGTGGGAGGTGTCAACGAACAGGATGTCCACTTCGGCGGGGAGCCGGGCCTGTATGGCAGGGTCCATGTCGTCGCCCTGGATGAATGTCCAGCGGTCCAGGTGCCGCCACGGCCCCATGCCATCCGGGAGCTTCCGCACGTCGTCGATGTCGGCCGACCAGACGTGGCCGCCTGACTGTTTCGCCCCCGCCAGGAACGCGAGCGTGGAGTTGCCCCGCCGGGCACCCAGTTCCAGGATCCGGGCCTGCGGGCAGGACCGGGCGGCGTCATGCAGGAGGGGAAGGTACTCCTGGATGTCGCTCCACCGTGACAGCCGGTCGAGGTACCCGTCGTAGACGGTGAGGGTGACGGCGCGTTTCCCCGCGTCGTAGCGGAGCGCTAGAGCCATCCGGTGCCCCTCAGGTGGCGGCTGTCGTCGTCTTCCGCGGCCATCTGCGCGCACTGCTCGTCGGTGGCCTTGACGGCGTGGGCGATGGTCCGGTCGCCGGCGAACAACTGGACGACGCTGTACGCGTTCGCGAACCCGGACGCCTTCAGCATCGCCTGCAACGCGAAAATGTTCGGCGCCCACCACGTTGTCGGGTCGTGGTTGACCTCATCACCCGGGTAGAACGCCATCATCGGCCGGCCGTCCGTCAGCGCCCCCACGTCAACCAGGGTGTCGACGAAACACAGGCCGCCCGGCTTCGTGCACGCCGCGACTTTCTCGATCCCCAGCAGCGGGTGACGCAGGTGGTACAGCACGCCGAGGAACAGCACCAGGTCGAACCGCTCCCCGCCCAGCACGCCAGGCAGGTCGTACACGCTGGCCTGCACCGGCTCGACAGCGGACCCGAGTTCCTCCCGCGCCAGGTCGAACCCGGCCCGGCCCGCCGACTCCCACACGTCGGCGGCCACGACCCGTTTCGCGCCGCGCCGCTCGCACTCGAACGAGTAGAACCCGTCCCAGCAGCCGATGTCGAGGACCGTCTTGCCGGTCAGGTCCGCCGGCAGGTTCAGCAGCGACAGGGTGAAACGCTCGTTGGCGTGGCCGGGTGTCGTGATGCCGGGCCGCAGGTCGATGGAGTGGAACCAGGTGATCTTCCCGATCTCCCGGCGGAGCTCGTCATCGGTCCTCACCTGATGCGCTCCTCGATCTCGGCGAGGCACGGCTTCCAGAACTGCGTGAAAACACGGTCCGCGTCGAACAGCAGCCCGAACTCCCGCGCCTGCCTGTTCGGCATCTCGCCGTCCTCGCGGGCCTGCCAGGCCAGTTCGTACGCGCTGCCGATGTCGGTGACGTCGGGACGGACCCACCATGCGCCGTTCCCGGACGACCAGAACGGGGTTCCGGAAACCAGCCATCCGGTGCCGCACAGTTCCGGCATCGCGGACCCGTCAGTCGTCACCACCGGGATGCCGCACGCCTGCGCCTCGATGAGCGGCAGGCCGAAACCTTCGCCGTACGAGCACATGCTCAGGATGTCCAGGCCCCGGTACCAGGTCGCCAGCTGCTCCCGGCCGATCCCGCCCGTGTCGTACATGTACTGGTCGGGGAACGTCACCGCGCCGGAGATCCCGAGCCGGGCCGCCAGCCCGGGAATGTTCAGCCCCGGGTTCGCCACCGGGGCGGTGTGGAGCGCCAGGACGGAATCCGGGTGGCGGGCGTGGAACCGGGAGAACGTCAGCATCTGCTCGTGCAGGCCCTTGCGGTACGGGTCGCGGTTCATCGCGCAGATCCCGATGACGAACGTGTCCGGCCCGATCTCCGGGACCGTCTCCCGGTACGGGCCTTTATCGCCCGGGGAGAAGACGGCCGTGTCGACGCCGTGGGGGACGTACAGCGGGTCGGCGCCCTCGGCCCGGAGCACATTCCGGCCGAACTGGCTCATCGCGATGGGGATTCCCTGTCCCTCGCGGAGCACGGTGACGTCGGCTTCGCCGAGCGGCGTGGCATCAACCGGGAACCAGTGCGCGATGTTGATCTGCGGGAGCGCCTTCGCGCTTTTCAGCAGCCCGAACACGTCGCACAGGGTGATCGTCAGGTCGGCTTCGTAGAATTCGTGGTTCTGGATGATGACGTCGTTGCCGGCCTGGTCCCGGACTGACGGCAGGACCCGGAAGCCCTCCCATTCCAGGATGCTGCCGCCGAAACTGTACGGCGCCGAGATGACGACCTTATGGCCGAGAGAAGCTAGCCGGGGTACGACCAGCGCGGTTTGCACGCCGTAAATACCCTGAGGAGTTCCAGGGCGCGTTGGAATGGAACACGATCATCACGGGCTGTTATCACCCCCTTACCGGGAGCGACAGCCCCCTGTGTGCGTGCACCTCACGGCACACGACCGTGAACAGTGAACGATCTCGTCATAACGATTTCTCGTGAACACGGCCCCGCGCATGTGGCAGGTGCGTTCAATGTCGTCCTTGCGCTCAGCGCGGCGATGGGCCGCCCTGCAAGCCTTGGAGCAGAACCGGACATTCCGGGCCAGCGCCGTGGTCTGGTATTCGCTGCCGCAGTAGTCACACACCTCCGTCCGGGGGGTACGTGCCTGCCGCTTCAGCGCGGCGCCGGGGTTCTTGAACGGACGCCGGTCAGCCGTCCGGCTGCTGCTGTGCCTGGTTCGCGAACATGACGCTGACCAGGAAGGTGAGATACCGGCCGGTCAGGTCCAGGGCCTGGCCCTCGGTGAACCCGGCGGCCATGTGGGCGGCGAAGAACGCGAAGTTGGCCGACGCGAGCGGCCCCCAGTCCGGCATGCCGTCGCTGAACGGGTCCGGGGGCATGGGGCCGTCATTCACTGGCGTCCTCCGGGTCGTATGCGTCCTCGGGCCAGATGACGCCGGGCTGCTTCCACTCGGGCCAGTACTCGACTTCGGTCCGCTCCCCCGCGCCGGCTCCGGTGCGGAGCCACACCTGCCGCTTCACGCGGTTGCAGGCCCGCTGGTGGAGGCCGCCGCAGTCGGGGCAGGCTTTCCCTTCGGCGAACGCCTGCTGAGCGTCGGTCTTCTCCTGGCGGGTCAGGCTCAAGTACCCTCCGGGCATGCGCGTTCTGGACGAGGGCACTTGCCGGCGCTGCGGCAAGACGGTCACCCGCGAGCCCGGCGGGCCGTGGCACGACTTCTACGGCCGGGACCGCTGCCGCGCCGACCCCGAGGACGGCGAATGTGACGTCCGGGAATGGCATCAGATCGAACTGCCGGACTCCCCGCCGCTCAGGTTCTCCACGGCCACGCTCTACGGCCGGGACGCCGAGGGGCGCGTCGTTGAACTGGCCAGGCAGCGGATACCAGCCGGCATGAGCTGGACCGAACAGTTCCCCGGGCCGCTGGAAGTGCTGGGCTGGGAAATCAGAGCTGACACGCCGCCTGTGCCCGGCTAGATCCGCCGCCCGGCCAGCCAGTCCCGTCCCGCGTACCCGAGCCGCCCGCCGCCGCCCGGCGGGGCTAGGGCGCGGGCGATGACAGTCTCCGGGCTCGGCGCGCATTCCGGGCACGACCGCTCCCGGGGCGTGTACTTGTGCCCGTTCGGGCACGTCCGCAGGTACGCCTCAGACCACGGGACCTGCGCGGGCCGCCCGCCGGCGTGCTTGGGCTGGGCTTTCTCGACCTTCGCGCCGCAGTGGTGGCACACGAGGTCCCTGTCCTCGTTCACCCGCGTACCGCACGAGTGGCAGTCGCGGAACCCGTAGACCTGCGCCCAGTTCCCCTGACCGGTCCCCGCGAGGTGGATCATCGCCCACACCCACGCGTCGGCCCGGTCGTCCTTCATCCGGTTCCGGTCATCACCCTCGGCCATCGCGGACAGCTGGTCCTCGAGCTGCCGGAAGTTGTCGCCGACGTGGTGGATGCGATCCTGATTGAACAGCGACGAGGGGCCCTGGGCGCGGGAGAGCTTGCCCCGCATCCCGTGGACGGTCCGCAGCGGGATGTTCGGGTCCACCGTCGACAGCAGCGCTCGCATGTAGTCGCCGGTCATGTTGACTTCGGCGACCACGCAGTCCGCGTTGTGCCGGTAGTACGCCTCGGCGACGACGCGCATCTGCTGGTCGGGGCCGAACCTCCCCGAGCAGTCCTCCAGGCAGTAGAAGTCCCCGTCGTCCCCTTCGGCCATGACCACGATCCCGGACTCATCGGAGGAATCCTTGGACGTGGTGGCCGGGTCAAGCGCCACGACGACCCTGCGCCACTGGGGGAGCTTGTCCTTATCCTGGTAAACCCGGGTCTCGTTGAACTTCTCGATCGGGAACAGCGACCCGGCCGCGTCAGCGAGGAGCTTCCCGGCGAGTTCCTGCTGCAGCATGACCGGGTTGCCGGCGTACTCGCGCTCGAGCCGCTCACGCTGGGCGCGGGAGAAGTGGATGTTCTCCGCGCTGGTCGCCTCGGTGAGGTGAACGCCGGTCCCGGGGCCGCCGTCCTTGCCGGTGAACTCGTACCCGGAGTCCTCGATGAGCTTGCGGATCAGCCGGATCCGCTTCGGGGTGGTGGTGATCATCAGCCGGGGCCGTTCGCCGAGCCTCAAGGCCGGCATGAGGCCCTCATGGTAGAACTCGAAGTACCGGATGCTGGCGAGCTCATCGAACCAGCAGAAGGAGAGGTTCTGGCCCCGGATGGAGTCCGGTTTCTCAGCGGAGAACCCGCGGATCTTGGACCCGTTGGCCAGGAGGATCTCCTGCCGGTTCTTGTTGTAGTCGGCTATCTCGACGCCGCTCCGCTTGGCCTCGGCGAGGATGCCAGACTGGCCCTCCAGGCAGATGGCGCGGACGTCATCGTAGGTGGGGCCGCAGACGCCGACGTGGATGTCCGGCTTGGACAGGGCCATCTCGATCGTCCACGCCGACCCGGCCCGCGTCTTCCCTGTACCGCGTCCGGTGAGGTTCAGCCAGATCGCCCAGTCGGGATTGCCCCGGCACGGCGGGCACTCTGGGCAGTTGGGTATCCCGTGCGAGCAGCCGCAGCGGTAACCCCTGTTGTCCGGCTCGCAGTGACGCGGGTGATCCGGGGGCAGCTGCTTCGGGCGCGGCCCGCTGTCTTCCTCGTCTGTCTCCGGTTTCTGCCACCAGCGGAGGCGCGGGAAGTACAGGGCGCGGAGTTCCTCAAGGAACCGGGACTGCACCTCGGCCGGCCAGGTGTCGAACCCTTCGGGGAGGTCTGCGGCGTCCACGACAGCCCCCCGCCCTCAGTTCACCTGCTGGAACTCCAGGCTTCCGGCGGGATGTGTACCGTCTGAGTCAACTGCCCTCCGGCCGCGCCGGGGACAGTCAACTTCGCCAGGGTCACGCCGCCGGGCTGAGGCGCGTTCCCGCCGCGCTCCAGGCGCTCGACCGTCAGCACCGTCGCGGCGTTGACCATGGCCACGGCCCGGTGCCGGTAGTCCTTGAAGACGAGCATGCCGGGCATCTTGGCGTCGTCGGCTACGACGTAGGCGGCGGTGAAGACGCGGGTCGAGGTCGGGCCTGTTCCGGCAGCGAAGGTTACTTCGTGCTCGGCCATGTCGGCAGGGGTCAGTTCGGTGGGCATGGTTGTACTCCGTGGTGATGGTGGTGGTGGTGGTATCGCTGCGAGGTCAGGCGGCGAGGGGGCGCCCGCGCAGCTGGCGGGGGTCGATGCCGGAGGCCTGCAGGCCGTTCTCGCGGACGCGTTTCTCGGCGGCGCGGACGGCCTCGCGGGTGTGCAGCGGGTAGCCGCGCTCGTCCAGGCCCTGCGGGACGAGCCACCCCCGGGCCCGCCACTGGCGGACCGTCACGGGTTTCACGCCGACGAGCCGGGCGGCTTCAGGGGTGGTGAGCAGGCCGTCTCCGCGTCCGGGGCGCATGACCACCGCCCCCGGGAAACGAGATGCCCCGGGCGCGTGAGCGCTCCAGGGCGTAATGATGCTACTGGCAAGTGATGTTACAGGGTATCCCTGTGGTTTGGGCAAGGATCAGGCCGCAACACGCCGGCGTGGGTGCAGTTCCCCGTCGCACGAGCAGGCGTGCCAGCAGCAGTCCTCGTGCCTGCCGATCGAGCAGCGGCGGCAGACCTGGATGGCGGCGCCGCGCGCCCAGGACGCATACATGTCGGCCCACCGGTCGAACTCCTCCCGGTCCATCTCGTCCTTGCACAGCGCGCACTTGGAATGGGCGGCGGGGACGTCGGGGTCGGAGGGGGGCTCGGCGCGTTCCAGGGCCATCTCGTCGCACGCCCGGCACGGGATCCCGTCGAAGCTCTCGGGCTGCGGACGGGTCTCCCCGAGGCGGCGGCGGGCCCGGTAGTGCAGGTCGAGGATCTCGTTCCCGGCCTGCTCGGCGCCGATGTGCTTGGTGACTTTCACCCACCCGTCGCCGATGGTGACGATTTCCTCGTCGCTGATCTCGGTTTCGAGCTCGGCGGGCATCAGGGCCAGCGCCCGGGAGGAGGTGATCTCGCGGGGCTCGTGGGCGCAGGCGGGGACGGGTGCCCCGGAGGCGTCCATGACGTACCAGCGGCCGGGCCCGCCGCGGACCAGGCGGGCGATGCGGCGCCCGCAGCGCCGGCAGGTCCCTTCCTGGGCGGGGACGGCGCCGGGCTTGCCAGGGGGGAACGTGAAGACGCGGGTCATCCACCCGGGCTGCAGGGCGAGGAGCACGTCGATGTGGGTGCCGATGGTCTCCGCTGCCTTGCCCACGGATTCAGGGTGCAGGATGTCGGGGGTGTCGCGGGTGGCGAGGCGGAGCCGGGACCGGCGGACGCGGAACTCCCAGCCGTGCAGGATGACCGCGGTGACCCGCATGAGGGCGTCGATCTCGGCGCGGATGGGCTCGCCGGGGCCGAACGGCGCGCGGATGGCTTTCCCGGTGCGGGGGGCGTCTCCGAGCGCCTTGCAGAGCCGCGCGTAGGCGGGGGGGAGTTCTTCCAGGCAGGCGATGACGCGGGACCGGCAGGGGTCGCAGAACGCCCGGCTTGTTTTCGCGGGTTCGCGTCTTGAGTTCCTGTCGTCGTCCCAGACGATCCGGGAGCCGTCGCACAGTTCCGGGGGGATGCGGGAGCAGGGGTGACCTGTGTCGTCTTCGCGGGCCGCCATGGGCAGATTGTGGTGCACGCGGGGCGGGAGCGCCAACACGGCACGCGGTCGCGGCGGGAGCACAATGGGATACGTGGATGGTCATGATGCTGCGGAGTCGGCTGAGGTCCGCCGTGCCGCCCGCCCGCCGCGGCGGGTCCCGGCGCGCTGCCAGGTGTGTAACGAGTTCCGCCAGACGCGGCAGTACTGGCCGAAGACGCTGCCCGCCCGGTACCTGGACCTGTGCGACCAGTGCATTGAACTGGGGGATGCCGAGATTGCGCGGAGGGCGGACCCGTGGTGGCGGCGGGACGGGGCTGTCATATGAGCGGTCACGTCACAGGCCGAGTTTCTTCTCCGCCGTGGTCCAGTCGGCGGCGATGGCGTCCTGTGCTGCGGCGAGGGTGACGCGTCCCGAGCAGACGGCGGCGTGCAGGGCGTCCTCCACCTTGTCCTTGGGGTTGGGTGTCGGCGGGGTCTCGGGCCACAGGTTCGTCGCGTCGTTGGACCCGCCGAGTTCCAGGGAGACGAGGTGGTCCAGTTCGGTGTGCTCGGGATGCGGGTCGCCGTAGGCGGGGTAGGCGACGCCGAACTTGAACCGCTCCGTCTGCGACTCCGGGGGGCGGACGGTCCTGGTGTACCCGGAACGGCAGATCGTGGACCGGAGGTTCGCCTGGGTGACGGCCGGGTCGATGCTGCCGGGGGTGCAGCGGGGGTCGGGGAGTTGCCCCCGGTCGCGGTAGGAGCACCGTCCGGTGATGGTCCCGGTGACGCGGCGGGGGTCGTGGACCTTCTTCAGGCCGTGAGATGCGGGCGAGGCAGCGGACACGGCGGAGGCCGTGGCCAGCGGGGCGCAGGCCGCGACGAGGAGGGCGGTCGCGATGGCGGCGAGGGCGTGTCTCACCGGGCCAGCGTAGCGGGGGACGCCGCTCACGCTGCCGCCTTCCCCTGGTCGCGCGGCGGCTGGCTCGTCAGGTGCCACCAGCCGCACGCGCACTCGTACGGGCGCAGCCGGCGCCGCGATTCCCTGAGGATCCGCTTGGCGTCCTGGCGGGCGTACGACCGGGAGGAGTACCGGAGACGTTTCGGGTTCTTCTTGCAGGCGGCTAGCTGCGCGGCCCTGGCTGCCTCTTCGCTGCCGGTCACCGCAGGTCCCGCCACAGTTCCCTCAGGTCTTCCGGGATGCCGTAGGCGTCGAAGATGGCCTCGGCGAACTCCTCCTCCAGCGCGGCGAGCCCGGCGCTGACGCCCTCGGTGCCGCTCATGACGCCCTCCTGCCTTTCTTCGCGGAATGGTCCGGGACCGTCGCGGGGATCGGGGGCCTGAACACGACAGGGGCGGGCACGGTCACGTCCGCGCCGATGAGGACCGGCTCGTGGCGCGGGTGCTGATCCTCGACTGCCTGCGCCGCCTCGGCGACCCGCTCCCCCCACGTCCTGCTGCCGGTGACGTCCCCGAGCCTGACGGGGACCGGGGCGGCGTCCTCGTCACGCTGGTCGCACCTGGGGCACCGCAGGTATCCCAGCGCCGCCTCCATCATCATGGTCATCCACGCGGCGGTGCTGGCGGCGCCGCTGTCATCAGCGGCGAGGTCGGCGTCGCTGGTGAGGTCCCCCCGCAGCCGCAGGGAGTACGTGTGCCTCAGCGACGGGTGGCACCGCGACCGGGCGCAGTGGTGGGGCTTGCACTCGCCGCCCTCCATGCGGGCGGCGAGGACAGCCTGCGCTTTCCTCGCCTCGGCCGGGCCCAGGACGCTCCCGTCGGCGTGCCGCAGCGCCCACGTGAGGACCTGCCCGTCTTCCGCCCAGTGGCCTCGGGAGGCGGCATGGACGTCACAGTAGGCGTACCAGGGCCACACCGAGCCCGCGCCGTTATGCAACTCGACTCCGGCGGGCGCGCCGCAGGTTCCGCGGCCGGAACGCTGATCCCGGCACCGCGCGCCGTCCCGGGCGACCCTCCACTGCGGGTCGGGGTCCGGGACGTACATCAGCCCCGCCATCGGGGGTTCCGGCGGCCGGGGCCGGGCATGATTGCTGCTCATACCCGTACTGTAATGCAGCGCGGACAGCAACGCAACCGCCCCGCATTACAAGGTCGCGCGGGCAGGGGGGGTTCCCCCCGGCGGCCCGCGCCGCGGCGGTCCTCGCACCAGGGCAGGCGGGACGGGATAATGAGAACGTGGCACACATCCTGCCTGACCAGCCTCCGCGCGACTGGCGCGACACCCGCATGGCCAGCCCGGCGCCCCTGTGCCCGCACGGCGTCCCGTACGCCCAGCGGTGCACCTCATGCGGCTGGACCTGCCCGACGTGCAAGCGGGCGTACGCGCCGTGGGTCCGGGAATGCAACTACAGCCATGAGGCCCCGGCCCCGGTAGTCCCCGTTAGCGAGCCAGCAGAGCCCGCCCCCATCTATGTTCCGCTCCGCGCCGGCGCGGACGTCACGCCGAGCCGGATGGCCGACATCGCGCACATGCTCACGCATGTAGCCCCGCAGGACGTCGAGGGGAAGTTCGTCGTCCTGCCGCCCGGATCGAAAGCGAAACACCCGTGACCGCACAGGACCAGGACCCCGACCTCGCCGCCATGATCACCGCCATCGCCGAAGGCCGCCCAGCCGGAGACCTCGAGGACCGCATCGCCGCCCTCGAAACAACAGCCGCAGCCGGCCCCATCGACGGCATCACCATCCACCTCACCCACACCCCCACCGGCATCACCGTCACCGCCCCCACCCACGCCGAAGCCCTCCTCAAACTCCGCAAAGCCATCACCGCCCGCCAGCACCGCCACACCGAAACCCGCCCAGCCCAGGCACCCCCCCCACCCGAAACCCCCACCTGCTGCGGGCAACCCATGACCTGGCAAGACATCTACGGCATCCGCCGCTGGCAATGCGACACCAACCCCGCATGCCCCCCCATCTACCACAACCCCGCCACAGGCATCACCGTCACAGACACAGGCGACAACATCCCCCGCCACTGGCGCAGACCCCCCGACCGCACCGCATTACAGCCCCGCGCACGCGCGTAACCCTTTTCCCCAGGAGCACACGCACCGTCACCAGCACACACAACGCGTAACCAGGAAAGTTTCGGGGGAAAAACCTGGCCGGTACGAGACACGGCTTGTCGGTGTATCCGGTTTGTCCTTTTTTGCCCTGAATCATCCTGGGGTGTCTTGTTGTGTGCTGGTTTGCGTGGGTTCGGGGTGGGGGTGTGGTGTCCTGTGCCGTGCTCGTGTCCTGGCCCTGCCTGGTGCCCGGGTGTGCCCCTGTGGTGGCGTCCTGGTGCCTCTCAGGCGTGCGTGCGCGCCTGCATCCCTGGCCTCTGTGCGGCAGTGCATTACGTGTGAAATCCCTGGCCGGACCCACTTGACACGGGTTGGGTACACGTGGCATGATCTAGGTATCGGCAGGAGAGCACGGCGGAAGCCGGGGCCCCTGGACCGAAAGTCACTTGAGAACTCCATCTAAGGCGCCACACCTAGAGGGTGGCCGTCCAGCGGGTAGCTAAGCCCTGAAGGTGAACCGCCCAGCTGGTCGCTCCGCACAACGTCACAGGGCGCGGGACATGAGGCAAGATCAGGGCTCCTCGCCCCGGGCACCCGGTAACGGCCGGGTGCGCAGGGTGAGGAGACGACATGCGAGACCAGTTCTACCTGTTCACGATGCCGGGCGACATGTGCCCGGTGTGGGCGGAGACGTACCAGGCCGACGGCACGCACGTGGTGGCGCCGATGCCGATGGATGACATGCAGGCCGCTTTCGCGTGGCTCAAGGCCAGCTACCCGGGCGCGGTCGTTGACGAGCTCGTCATGGATCGTGACATCGAAGAGTGCCGTGAGTGGGCCAGGACGATGCCGCTGGAGCAGATACCGGCCTAGTGAGCGAGATTCACCGGCTGCGGCCGGTGTCTCGCCCAAGATGCCCGCGGGATAGGGCCCGCGGGCACCTCGGGTGAGGAGCAAGGATATGACGCAGATCAGGGACAGTCACGGCAGGATCGTCGCGAACGTCGCCGGCTACGCCGGCGCGCACCGTTCGGGCAGCGAGTC